CTACCGCGCGGCCTCCTGCAGCCGCCTCGCCGCCGCGAGCCGCGTCGCCAGCTTCTCGTTGATCGCCCGCAGCTTCGCCATCTCGCGATCGCGGAGCTCGTCGAAGTCGTCCCGGTCCATCCCGCCTGTGGCAACGCGCCGTGCTGCGCGCCGGATGTTGAGCTCGATCTCCTCGGCGGCCCGCCGGCGCTCGATCGCCAGGCGCAGCATCGTCGCATCCGGCGGGAAGCGATCGAACTTCACCCCGACCGAGCTCGCTAGGGCCTCGAGCACGCCGTACTCGCGCCCGAGGGCATCGGTTTCACCGCGCGCGGCCTTCATGAGCCGCTCGGTCGAGTAGGTCGCCGGCAGGCCCGGCAGGTTCGGGGTGAACGACTTGTAGGCGTGGTTCAGCACCTTCTGCGCGGCCTCGGCGAGCGTGTCGGTCTCCTTCACGATCGGCTGGCCGGTGAACGCGGAGCGGTTCAGGACGAGTTCAAAGAGGATCGCGATCGGCCCTGAGGGCACCATCGGCGGCGGCACCGGGATCGCGGTGTGGGTCTGCTCGAAGTCGATGATGTCGCCCACCGGCACGAACCTGCGGATGTCGAGGAACACTGGATTGCCGTCGCGGTTCCACGGCATCCGCAGCAACTTCGGTACGAGGAACCCGAGCACCTTCCCGCGCTTCTCGTCCGGCAGGGCCTCGCGCTCGTCGTCCTCATCGGCGCCGGTGGCGGCGTAGGCGAGCGCGTTCAGCGCGCCGGCGACCGCGGCGAGCTTGAGGAGCTTCCACGGGCGATCGCGCGCCGTCCGCACGATCATGGGGACCGCCCGGTAGACGAAGCTGATGAACGGGAAGATGGTCTGCCGCGCCATCTGGACCCAGGGAGCATTGATGTCGTAGTCGAGGAACGACTCCCGGGCGAACTTCCCGGCTTCCAGCCTGCTCTTGCCGTCGCGGCGCGCCTGGATGTAGGCGGCGAGGCGAAACACCGTGTCCTCGTCTTGGTACAGGTCGATCATGAACTGCCCGCCGCGGCGGATGAAGTTGCCGGGCTTCGATAGCTTCGCGGCCGCCCAGGCGTCGGCAAACCGGCGCTCACCGAGCAGCGTCGCGACGTGCGCGGCGCTGACCTGCGTCTGGATCGTCTCGCCGTTCTCGGCGATCTCCGCGCGAAGCTGGTCGAGGAGCGGCTTCAGCTGGTTCTTCTGCAACTCGGACAGCACGTACATGCCCTGCGTGCCGCCGTCGTCCTCGAACTCCTCGATGAGCTGCTTGTGCGCCGGCGCCTCGGGCTTCGCCATGACCTCGAGCGCGTCCTTGATCGCGCGGGCCCCGACGTCGTGCCAGTCGGCCATGAACACGTTGCCCATCGTGTTGTTCATGTGGACGGCCGGGCTGAGGGCCGTTTTCATGAGTTTCCAGCTGCGCATCATCGACTGGAACCACTCCGGGCCGAACGCGCCCATCGTGCGAAGCTGGCGGACATCGTTCCAGATCGGGCCCGGCACCCACAGGCCGGAGAGCTTCCCGTACTTCTTCACCCCGGTCTTGCCGATCTCGGTGTCGGGCACCTGCACCCACTCGTCCTTGCCGAACGCGCGCCACAGGCCCTCCTTCGCCGGGACGCGGATCGCGCCGGCGGGGAGTTTGCCGTCCGGCTTGGCATGGGTATCAGCGATCCACTCAAGGAACCGGCTGATCTCGATGTCGTGGCCCATCTTCTGCAGCGTGCGAGCGACCGCGAACCGGACCTCGTCGATGACGCCCATCTTCTGCTGCTCGTCGGGCGTGAAGTCGCGGTGCATCACGATCTTGTCGCCCTTCGCCCAACGGGCCTCCCAGGTCTGCTCGCGGTACCAGTCGCCGAGGCGCGCCGGAACGGCCTCGCCCTCGGGCCAGTAGGCGACCTCGAGCAACTTCCCCTTGCCGGCGGGGTCCGGCATCCCATCGAGCGTGGCGGTGCCTTCACCACGGTTCTGGTAGCGCTCGAAGCGGATGAACTTCTTGCCGAGGAACGTCGCCTCGACGCCGCGCTTCTTCGCGCGAAGTCCCCACTCCTTGGGGAGCACCGAGAGCACCTGGTCCGGCGAGACTTCGTGCTTGATGCCGCGCAGGTTGTACTGGTCGCCAAGGATCCGCACCGCGCGTGCGCGCGCGCGCTGCTCGCCTTCGGTCGCTTCGACCTCGTGGCGCAGGTAGCTGCGATGCAGGTAGGCGCCCTTGTGGCGCTCGTAGACCTCGTTCGATAGATCCCCGAGGCGGACGGCCTCCAAGCCGATCTTGTCGACGTGCTCGCGCATCGCCTTCAGGCGCTCGAGCTGCTCGGGCTTGAGCTGGCGCTCGAGTTCGTCGGTGCGCGCCTCCGGATTGGTCATCCACTCGTGCATGATCCGCGCCTCGGCGCGGGTGATCTGGCCGAGGGCGTCGATGAAGCGCTGACCATCGCGGTAGTGGCCGCGGATCGAAGCGAAAGCAAGAGCACGACGTTGCTTGTAGGGCTCGTCCAGGCCGTACTTGTCGACGACGCCGGCTTTCACAGATTCCGGCACGCGGTCGCCGATCTTGGTGAGCAGCTGGTCGATGATCCACTTCGAGGCCGGGGTGAGGCCGGTGGCGGTGGACACACCGCGGGCGATCGCGTCGAGGGGCGCCACGCGGGCGCGCGGGGCGAGGATGTCGTCTGTGGTCGCGTCGACGGACAGTTTTCCTTCGATGCGCACGAGACTGTCGTCGAAGATCACGTAGTTCCGCTCGCCGCTCGTTGCGCCCTTGTAGGTCAGGCCGGGGATGCCGAGGGAGAGGAGGTACTTCGAGGCGGCCTCTTGACTGCTATCAAACGCGCCGATCTGGTTCTTGAAATCGAGCAACTCCTCGCCGCTCAAACGCCGCATCAGGCTCTTGGCGAGGTTGCCGTACAGGTCGCGGCCGAGCATCGGCGCGTTGATCCACTCCTGCTGACTGCCGCGCTCAATTTCAGCGCGCGCCGCCTCTTGCGTCTTTGCCCATCCACGATAGTCAAACTTCAGGTTTCCGCTTGCCGTGTGGTAGAAATCGTAACCGCCGGCCTTGTTCGGAATGAATTCGCCCAGGCGATTGCCGCGCCAGTCGCGGTACTCCTGCCCGCCGTCGGCGCGCGGCGACCATTTCGGCGTCGGAGTAGGACCGGCAAGACCGGCTGTTGCAAGCGCCGCCTTGACCCTCTCGCTCTGCTCTGACAGCGGGCGGTCCCAATCGAGATACGAATCCTCGGGCGGCGCGAGATCGACGGTGTAGAGGCGGCCTTTCGGTTCGGGAATCGCATCGCGCTCGTCTGAAAGGGCGCCGGCCTGACGCAGCAGTTCGTCGGCGCGGTCATGTCGAGCCTCGCCTCGCGCGCGCGACTCCTTAGCCAACAGACTGTCGATCTGCTGCTGTAGCTCGGCGCGACGAACAGCCTCGGGACTGCGGCCTTTCAGCTCGCGCTTGTACCATTCCGCCACCTCTTTCTTGCTGGAGAAGTACATCCCCCACCCGTAAGCCTGCGCGCCCTCGCCGATGCCGATCTTCTGCAACGAGAACTTATCGAAGTCGTGCGGCGAACCGTGGTAGGCGCGGTGCAGCTTCCCTTCGCCCTTGCGCCCAGCACGTTGGGCCTCGGCGCGGACCGCGTACTTCGCGACGACGACGCCAGCCATCCGCATGACGCGGTCGTAGTCGGTGAGGTAGGGGCCCATCCGCGTCTGTCCGCCGAGCGCCTGGCGCGCAGCCTGTACCAGCGAGCGCAGGACGGCATACACGCGCTCGAGGAGCGTGGGATTCTGGCGGCCGAGCGTCTGCCAGAACGACTCGCTGGTGAACGCATCGCCGAGGACGTCCGCCATGAACTCCTCGAAGATCTCGCCTTCCGCGTAGCCCTTCTCTTTCGCTGCGGCGAAGAAGTCGACGTAGCGGCCGGCGTCGATGTAGGGCCGGACGAGGCGGATGAATTCCTGGTACAGCGCCTCGTCGTCGCGACGCAGCTGATGCAGGAACTCGTGCCCGAGGACGGTTAGGTGTGCTCGTCCCCGCTCGTTCGCTCGGATGTAAAGGCGTCCGCCAAGATTCGCTCCAGCGATAGATGCGATCGGGCGCGGAGCACCTTCACCCACTCGGTAGGCGACAACCTCGGTGCCGAAACGTACACGGACCCACTCGGCGAGCGGTTGGAGTGCGGGAGGAATTGGGGCCCGAGTGATTGACCCTTCCGGGATAGCGAGGCCGCTTTTTGCCGCAAAGAGCGCTCGAAGGCTCTCCAGCGGCGCGCCTTCTTCTGGCGTAGGGTCGTCATCGCGGGGCAGTGTAGCATCGTCGATCGACAACGCGCCGCCGAGGCTATCGAGGAACTTCTGCCGGTCGGCCTCGCTGTAGAACGCGAACTTGCCGAACCCGCGGACGTAGTACCCGCCGGCCGACTTCGCCTTGCTGGCCATCGACCTGAACTCGTCGCCGACGCGCTCGGTTGGCTTCGCGGTGAAGGTTTCCCGGCCGCTCGCGGTCTTGTCCGGCGCGAGCACGAACGACCACTTGCCGGCTTTCACCGTCGCGCCGCGGGCTTTCTCCTTCGCGGTCGCCGCCTGGACCTTCGTGACTTCCGGCCGGCCGGGCATCTCGGCCTCGCGGATCCGCTCGAAGAAGTCCTTGATCGACTCGAACTCGCGCCAGTCGCGCGACACCTGCTGCGGGACCTTCTCGGCGGTCTTGACGTCGTTGATGCGGTCGAGCACCACGATGCGCGCGGCAACGCTCGTGCCGGCGCGCTCGAACGTCACGCGCGGCAGGTTGATGTCCGCGGCGAGGTACATCCCGGCGGCGTAGTTGAGGCCCTTGTCCTTCTCGTCGCCGTAGAGCCACTTCTCGAACGCCTTGTCGGCCGCGGGTCCTGTCGGGATCAGCGCGACGATCCGCCCGCCGTCGCGCAGGTGTCCGGCCGCCTTGTTCAAGTGCTCCATCGCCGTCGAACCGCCGTGCCCGAACGGCGGGTTCATCACGATGGCGTCGTACTTGTTGACGATGTTGTGGTCCTCGAATCGGCCACCGACGAGCTCGGCGCCGGAGACGAGCGCGGCCTGCGTGCCGAGCTCGAACGAGGGCTCGACCATCTTCGCCTTGTTCAGCCGCGGGAACCAGCGCGCAATGGCGCCGTGGCCGGCCGAGGGCTCGAGCAGCTCGTCGCCGGGACGGATCCCGGCCCACTCCACCATCTTCAGCGCGAGCGGCTCCGGGGTGGCGAAGTAGTCGACGCCCTGGCGGTTGTCGCGCCGCTCGGCGCGTTTCTGCTTCGCGTAGTAGTAGGTGATCGCCTTGTCGAAATCGGTGATCGTGCGACGGTCGGCGCGGTCCCTCGCCTTGCCGCCGGTCCCTTCGTCGGGGCCGATGTTCGCGTCACCGGAGTCCTGGAACGCCTCGACAAACGAGTCCTTGAGGCGGCGGGCCTCGGCGCCGAGGGCGAGGTTTTCCGCGGTGCCGGCGCGCTCGCTGATGACGGACGCGAACGTCCAGCGCTCGAAGTTGGTCCCGGTGTTGAGGTAGCGGAACATCGCGTCCGACGCCTGCCCTACGCGGTAGATCCGCCCCTCGGTCTGGATCGTCTGCGTCGGCTTGATCGGCAGGCCGAGGTTGATCAGCACGCGCGGGTGCTTCCCGGTCTGGTCGTGGAGGCTCACGCCAGCACCACCTGCATCCTGCTGCACGACGATGATGACGGCGGGATCGTTGTCGATCTGGAAACCGTTCTTCGCGCGCAGCCGCTCCTTCGGGCTCACGGTGCCGTTGAAGAACACCGCGTCGTCGGGAAACGCCTTCTTGAACGTGGTGAGCGGCGAGCCGAGGCCGTCGAAGTCGGCTTTCGCGAGGTCCGGGCGCGCCTTCTCGAACTCGTCGACGAGGTCGTCCCACTTCACCGTGACCGGCCGCTGATTCACCGTATAGGTGACCGTGCGGCCCGGCGACTTCGTGAACCGGAACGGATGGAAGCCGCCGCCCTTGTTGAAGCCGTGGAACACCACGACCTTGCGGCCCAGCTCGAGGTGCTTCTTCACCATCGGCACGGCGGCGCGCGCCTTCAGCGCCTCAAGCAGATAGAGGCGATCGTGGTACTGCCAGTTGGCCTTCAGGTTCGCCCACAGCGGCTCCCACTTGTGGCCGCTCTTGTAGTCGCCGCCGTCGCGCAGGAAGTCGATGCCGTCGTCGACCAGGCGCCCGAGGGCCGACTCGGTGAGGATGAACCGGCGGTCGTAGTCGGCGTCGACGTCCAGCACCCGAGCGGAAAGCACCTTCTGATCCTTCAACCACTGGTTGAACTGGATCTCCATGAGCGAGACGTCGACGCCCGCCTCGGGCTCGGTGAGCTTGTTCGTCCGCAAGCGGTAGCCGAACTTCTCGATGAGGAAGGCGTCCTGTCCGCCGCTTCGCTTGTTGTAGCCGGCGTCCTCCACTGGCGCGTAGTCGAAGAGATAGCCCTCGGCCCAATCGGTGGTCTTGTGGTAGGCGAACGGGGTCGCGGAGAGGAACACCGCGCGCGACCGCGGGCGAGCCTCCCACGCCGGTTTCGCCTTCGCTTCGGCGGCCTGCCACGCCGCGCGGGCGCGCTCGAGCTCGGCGCGGATCTCCGGCGGCACCGGCGCGCGCCGGCGCACGTAGCTCTCGGCGAGCTCGCTTGCCCGCTCGTAGGCCGCCCACTCCTCCGGGTACAGGCGTTTGGCGAAGTCATAGCTGCCACGATTCGGGTGCTTCGCGACGGCGTGCATGGCACGCATCGCCTCGGTGGTTTCGCCGGTCTTGTTCTGGTTGAGGTTGTGCGCCTCGTCGAACACGACGAGGCCCCACTGGCGCTTCACCAAGGAGGCGTTCTGCTGGAAGTTGGCGTAGGTCGTCGCGGTGATCCCGCGGCCGCCGTTCGTCTGCGTGTCGGCGAGCTGCTGGATCTTCAGGCCGAGCTCCGACCCGGAGTCGATCCACGCCTTCAGGATCGTGTCTGACGGCGCGACGATGAGGATGTCCTCGTTGCCGCGACGGGCCTCGCGCTTGATGATGCCGAGGCCAACCAGGGTCTTGCCAGTACCGGTGCCGTTCGTGAACAGCACGCCGTACCCGCCGGCGGCGAACCGGTCCTCGGCGAACTTGACGTCGTCCTGCTGGCCTTCGAGGAGGTAGGGGAGCGTCGCCCGGATGTTGTCGAGGTCGCCGGTCTGGACCGGGATCTTCTCGGCGGCGCGCTGGGCGAGGCGCTTCTGCTCGAGCCCTACAAGCGTTCGAGCAGTTCTCTCAGCTGCGCCGCCTGCGGCTGCGTCAGGTTGTACTCCGGGATAGCGTACAGGAGCGCTTCCGCGACGCTGGTCACTTCCGGCAGTGCCGCTCTCAGTCCCAAGTTCTCCGTCTCCGCGATGAATCGGCTGATCGCCAGGTTCTCCGCGAGGAGTGGTGCGACGGTCTGGTAGGCGAGGATGACCGGATTCGGGATCCCGCGCTTCGCCAAAGAGGTCGCCTGTCTGTCCATCTCCGCGATCATCTCGCCCGGCGGTAGGGAGAAAAGCGCCCTCGCCCACTCGTTCTTGAGGATCTGGTTCGCTGCGATCGCGTTCCAGATCGGGGTCGCGACTTGTAGCATTGGGAGCCTCAGTGGGAATTGTACTCTCGGCAGCGGGCCTCTCCCGCTTGCCGCTCTCGAGCCACGCCTTCAGCTCGGGCAGCGTCCACTCGGTCACCTTGCGGATGCGCTTCTTCGCCGCTTCTGGGTCGTCGTAGTTCTCGAGGAAGGCGCCGGATGCCTCGTTGATGGTCGGCCAGCCGAGAAGGAGCTTGTGCTCGTCGAAATGGCCGTTGCGCTTCGTCTGGTCGACGATGAACACGGGGCCGTCGTAGTCCTGGGGCGTGCCGGGCTTGATGAAGATGTCGACGTGGTCGCCGTCTGCGCCCTCGGTGCCGCGAAGATAACCATAGTGAGAGCGGAGCACTACCGACCACGGTTTGCCGTCGGTGCCGGTACCGGAGCGCGTCGAGCCAGCGGGGTTCTCGATCGACACGTCGAGTCCGGCGACCGTGAGGTGGCCGTGGCGGTAGTTGTTCGCGTCCTTCTGCGCTTCGCTCGGCGAGGTGTCGGCTTCGGCGGCGGCGGCTTCAAGAGCGGTCGATTCCGTTGGTACAATCCGCTCTCCACTAGGAGAGCCACTACGCCCGCCTTCAATTGCATTCAATGCGGCGTCGAGGTCAAACGAAGCGCCTCGAAGATGCTCCGCCCCGGCCGGTTTTGCAGCAAACGCTGCAGTGGCCTCTATCACCGCACGGGCTGCACTGACGCCGCCGGATACAGGCGCGTTGCCTCGGAGTCCGGCCAAGTTTTCGAGCACCGATGGGTTATGGAACAGGCTCTCGGGAGAAAACTCCTCCCGACGGAGCACGTTCACCACATCAACGGGGATCGAACGGACAACAGAATCGAGAACCTCGCGGTCCTCAGCGATTCGGCGCATCAAGCGATACACGCTCCGCAGCGGCTCGACATCGCCGCGGCTGCGGCGCTCTTTCGCTCCGGGCTGAACTGCACTGAGATTGGTGAGCGCCTCGGGGTTAGCCACGAGACCGTTCGCACTCACCTCCGACGCGCTGGATTCGACACCCGCATCGGACTCGGCAACAAGCGAAGCCAGCGAGTCGTAAGAGATCACCTCTGACTTACTGCTTTTGCCGTCACGCCCGAGAGCGATGTAGGCGCCCTGCAGATGGTCAATCGTGATCTTGTCGGCAATGTCGTTGCCGAACTTCGCGCGGATCGTTTCCAATACGAAGCGCGCGGCCTGCTTGAACTTCAGGTAGCCGAGGCGGAACGCCGCATCGAATACGCGCGTGAGGATCGGGAGGAGTTTCTGCTCCTGCTCGGGCGTGATGTTCTTCTTGACGTTCTTCCCGAGCAGCTCGCCGAGTTCGCCGAGGGCAGCATCGAGGTCAGCGCGGGCCTGCTTCTCTTTCGCGCGGTCGATCTCGGCGGCGATGGGCTTCTGTTTGGCCGGCGGTTTCGTTGGCTTCGAGTCAGCCGCCTTGCCCTTCCGCGGCTGCTTCGCGCGCTCGGCCTCGGCCTTGACCTTCGCGGCTGGCGTTGCAGATTCCTCCGGGGCCGCAACCGCCGGCGCGGGCACCTGTCCGACAGACTCGGGCGGTGCCGACGGGCGGACCTGGGCTTGCGCCGGTGTTGCAGTTGCTTGGCCCGGCACCGACGACGGGCCGGCCTCGCCCCGGGGTCCAGCCTGATCCGTCGCCGGTGCTGCGGGTTCGGGTTTCTCGAACAGCCCGCCCTGCCCGCGCGCGGCCGCCTGATCGGCGGGGCGATCGGAGCCGGTGAGCGTGAAGTCCGCCGGCGGCGGGGCGGCGGCGCGCTCCTGCTCCTTGCGGATCGCTTCGGCGCGCGCCTTCGATTCGTCGTCGCGGCGCCGGAGGTCGTCCGGGGACTGCGGGGCTAGCTCGAGGGCCGGGGCTTCTTCTTGAGCGGGTCGCTCGGCGGGGCCACCTTTGGGCGGCCCGCGCGCAGGAGGCGCTTCGCCAGCTTCGCGATCCGTACCGCGCTCTTGCGGTGCGGGTTGTCCTTGGGGATCTTGAGCACGGGCCTTGACCTCTCGTACGCCGCGGATGATAGCAGCATGGAACGCACTCGCCGGCTGGTCCTGCGTTTCGATGGCGGCGCGCTCGATGAGTTTGTCGACCAAGGACTCGGCCTCGGTGCCGTCGAATCGGCCGCGCAGGCCCTCGACCAGCGCCTCGGCGCTCGCCTGCTCGCCAGCGTCGTGGCGCTCGAACTCGGCGATGTCCTCGGGGCTGAGCTCGAGCGCGTCGATCTCCTCGCTCTGCGGCGCCGGCAGCGCGGCAACGTCGGGCGGCGGCGCGATCGCCGCGGCTTCTGCCTCCGGCACCTCGGCCTCACGCTCGGCGCGCGCGCGCGCTTCCCACCCCTCGGGGGTGTACTGCGGCTCGCCGCGGAGCTCGCGGTCCAGCAGGGCCTCGAACGAGGCGAGGTCGTGCTTCCCGTGCTCGTCGACCGGCAGGTAGCCGAGCTCGGCGAGTTTCTCGCCCATCGCGTCGAGAGTGTTGCCGCCGGTCGCCCGCAGGATCGGCCGGCCGAACAGGCCGGACTTCGGGATGCCCTTCGGATCGAGGCCCCATTCTCCGATCGCCTGGTCGCGCTTCAGGCCGCCCAGCTTGGCGATGGCGGTGAGGAGCGAGTCCTTGCCGATGTCGATCTTGGCTCGCTTCGCGGCCTCGCGCTTGGCAATCTCCGAACGCTTCTGGCTCAGCGCCTCGGCCTTGAGCTCGGCCGGTGTGGGGGCGTCCTCGGGGGTTTCGACGGCCGCCGGCGGCGTACTGAGCGATCCTGGGGGTGAACTGAGCGAAGTCCCGGCTCCTACCGGGCCAGCCGCCTCCACCGGGCTCGCCTCGCCGTCAGCGCTCACTTGCATCACCGGCCGTGAACCGGCCATCACGTCGCGCGCGGCGTTCTCGCCGCCCATCGCGGTGACGATCTGCCGGCGCTCCCGCTCGAGCACGCGGAACTCCACCTTGGCGTTCGCCGCGCGGAGCTTTGCCATGTCGTCCGAGGTGTCGGTGTTGCCCTCGGCGACGAGTTGACTGAGCTCGCGCTCGCGAGCCTCGATTTCGGTCAGCCGGTCAACCGCTTGACGCTGCTGCTCCTCCTGCGTCGGCTGCGAGACCTGCACCGGCACCGGCATGAGGTTGCTGGCGACCGTAGCGGCTTGATTCCGGTCGACAGTCGCGCCACCACCCGATTGACCGGGCTGCGGGCCGAGCACCTCCTCGACCGGGACCGCGCCATCCTCGTCCTTCGGCTTCGCCCGCGGCGGTTCTCCCGGGCGCTGGAAGCCACCCAGCGCACCGCCGAACGTGCCGCCCATGAGAGTTCCAAGGCCAGTGGCCTCGCCGACACCCTGCGTGAGCGACTGCGACGGGTCGACCGACTGGACGCCGAGGTTGGCGATCGCCTGCCCGCTGCCCTCCTCGACCCCTTCCGAGATCCCCTCGCCGACGAGCCCCTTGATGGCACCGCGGAGGAACCCGCCGCCGCGGCCGCCGACTCCCGCTAGGACGCGCTCGATCGTCGTCCCGCCGGGGATCGCCTGCGCGAGCGCGGACACCGCGCCGGCGAGCGCGAACGCCTGCCGGCCCTCCTGCGTGGCGATGCGCTGCTTCGCCGCGGCGGGATCCTCGCCGGCGGCAACCGCCGCGGCGAAGCCGGGGTGCTGCGCCCACACGTGGTCCGGGAGTTTCAGCAGCCGCTCGATCGTGTCGCCGGCGATGTCAGCGCCCTGGAAGGCTGCGCCGGCCGCTACAGCGCCGCCGATGCCAGCCGCGCGGGTAGCCGCTTCGCCGGCTTTCAGTGCCGTGGCGACGCCCGTCAGCGCCCTTCCGACCGCCATGCCGGGGATGAACTGCGGGATCTGCTCCGCGAGGAACGCCGCGAAGAGCGGCGGATCGCTGATCGTGGCGCTGATCGCGGCGATGGCCTTCCCGAACTCGCCCTCTGTCGAGTCGATCCGCTGGCGCCGGGTCTGCTCACGGGCCTTCAGGTCCTCGGACTTCCGGCCCTCCCAATACTCCCGGACCTCCTCGCCGAACTGCCTGACGAAGTTGTCCTCGCCGGTGGCGAGGCGGGCGATCGTCCCGCCCATCTCGACCAGCGAGCCGACGCCGGCGGCGGCCGACACGCCGAGGTCGGCCATCCGAGTACCGAGACCGGCCCCGGCGGGCTTCGGCTTCGCGGCGGCGGGCTCCTCGAGCGGGCGGTCGTCGAGGAAACCGACGAGCTCGGGGACGTGGCGCGTTGCCGGCGCAGCGACGCGGCGCGCGCGCGGCGCGCGGACCGGCATGGTTTCGGCGGTTGGTTCTTCGATGGGCTGGTCACCGGTGGCGGCTGGCGTCTGCCCGGCAAGTCGGGTCGCCCGCTCGGCGTCGCGCTCGTACTCGGACAGCAGGATGGCCTTGGCCTTCGGGTCGCGCTCGGCGTCGATCGCGCGCCGGAACGCCGCGCGGGCGTCGGGTTGCACCTCGCGCGCGAGGATCTGGTCGCTCTCCTCCGGGGTGAACATCCGCGAGCGGAGGTCGCGCTCGGCGGCCGAGGCGCGGTCGCGCGCTGGCGCCGGGCGCTCCGGTGCCGCAGCAGGCGAAGCGGGGCCGCCGGGCTCGTCGAGGAACCCGAGGAACTGCTCTGCCATCGGCTACCGGCCTTCGGTGGCGGTCTGCGGGTTCAGCACTGCGCGCGCCGCGGCGACGAGCTCGGGCGAGCGGGCCTGCGGGTCGGCGAGGATCCGTTCCGCCATCGCGCGGCGCTCGGCTTCGGGAAGCTGCGGGTTCTGCATGATGTTCGCCATCGCCCGCTCGTTGCCGGAGCGGAAGGCGTCGGCGATCGCCTGCCCCCACCGGCTGACCGTGTCGGTGATCGCCTGGCCGGCGCCGGCGAGCGGCGCCCGCTCGTTCCCTTGGCGCTGCGGGGAGGCCGGCGGCTGCGCGCGCGGCGCGCGCGGCGGTTCCGCGCCAGCCTGAACCGGCGCTGGCGCGCCTTGCGCGCCGCCCGGGCGCGGCGCTGGCGCCGGCGGGCGCTGCGCCGGCGCGGCGCTGGCGGGCGCCGCGGCCGGCTGGCCCCCGGCGGTCTGCCGCCCCTCGAACCGCTGCTGCTCCTCCGCGGTGAGCGCGACCGGCCGGTGATCGGTGAAGTACGCCCGCGGCTGGCCGCTGACAGGATCCTTGACCACGAACCCGGCGCGTCGCACCAGCGCGCCGGACTCGTCGCGCGCCACGATGTCGGTGCGGAACTGGCCGCTCTTGAGCACCTCGCGCACCTCGGCCGGCCCCATCGGCTCGCCGGTCTTGACCGAGTGGCGATACATCGACTCGCCCATCGCGCCCATGCGCCGGGTCTGGTCGTTCGGCACCTTGTCCGATTTCAACGGGTCGGGGTTCTTGTCGCCGTGGTCGTCGACGATGCCCTTGCGGATGTCGTCGAGCACCGCCTGGTGGTCCTTGGTCCACTTGCCGTCGTCGGGCTGCTTGCCGCCTTTCCCGCCTGGCGCGGTCGGATCACGTCCTTCGCGCGACAGACCCTCCTCGAGATTGTCGGCGAACGCCTTTTGCACCCGCGTCTGCTCGGCTTTGAGCTTCGTGTCCGCGTCGGCGGTACGCTCCGCGGCGCGCGCGCGCCGTGCCTCGCCGTAGGCGTGGAGCTGGTCCTTCATCCCCATCAGGCCGAACTTCGTCTGCGCCGTGTCGAGGTTCACGAGGTTCCCCTCGCGGTCGCGCAGCGTGACCTTCATCGTCGGGACGTCCTGATCACCGACCTTCGAGGTCCCGCGGTCCCACGACACGAGCTCGTAGCCGGTGTCCTGCCCGGAGCCGTTCAGCTTCGAAAGGCCCTCCTGCACCTGCCCGCGGTCGAAGAGACTGATCGCCTCGACGTAGCCCTCCTTCTTCATGTTGTCGATCGTCTGCGTGAGCCGGAGGAGGCCCTCGCCGTGCATCTTCCCGTACTTGAGGTCGATCGCGGCGCGACGGTTCACGTAGTCGATCGCCGCGGCGGGGTTCGAGAGCGTGGCCTTGCGTTGGGCTTTGCGCGCGGCCTCTGGGTCGATGCTTCCGCCGGCGGCGCCGGCCTGCCCCCCGTCGTCCATCAAGCGGCTCGGCATGATGGCGCCAGCGTTCTCGGCCCCGCCGGTCGCTGCGGCTGCGGTGGCGGGATCGCTCGCCTGCGCGATCGGCGCGGCACCGGTATCGCTCTTGAACGACTGGTCCGGCCCGGCCGGCGGCCAGCTGCCGAGCCCCTTGAGCTCGTTCTGATACGCCTTCTCGCGCTCGTTCTTCTCGCTCGCTTCGTAGAGGTCGTACGCGCCCTTCCCGACCCCGAAGCCGACCGCCAAGCCACCGGCGAAGCCGCCACCGAACGAACCCCAAGCCATATCGTCTCCTAGTCGCTGATGCGCTCGATCGCCTCGTCGAGCAGCTTCATCTCCCGCCGCGCGGCGGCGCGAATCGTTGCCAGCCGCTCGAACACCACCACGCGCCTCTCCGGCGGGAGGTTTGCAAGCCGCGTGATGTTCTCGTCCAGGTATGCCGAACAGTCCGCGCAGTCATGGCTCGACACCTCACCGTTGCGGTAGTAGTCGGGGATCGGCGCCCGCTCCCGTTCGAGGTACTCGAACACCATCTCGTCGGTCCAGTCCTCGAGCGGGAACACGTAGCGGATGCCGTCCTCGATGAAGCCGCTTCGCACCGGGGCCTTGCGCTGGTCCGCGAGTTTCTGCCCTCGCAGGACCACGGTCGCGCCGAGTTCGCGCGTCCGTGCCGCGAGCGGTTGCCAGATATTCTCGGCGCAGCAGGCCATGTAGCCGGTGAACTTCTGGCCGTCGTCGCCGTGGATCAGCCGGCCAACCGGACTCGCGCGCATCGGCAGGATATCCACCGGCCAGCCGTTCGCCGCGATGTAGGCCGGCTGGTCGCTGCGCACCTCGTCGAAGTACGGCACGAGGCTGTCGATCTTGCGCATGTAGGCGACCGTTTCCGGATACGCGGCACCGGTGTTGCACCACAGGACGGTGATCTCGTCCCATCGGTCGCGGTAGAGCCACAGGCAGGCGAGAGAGTCCTTCCCGCCGCTGAAGTGCAGGACGACCTTGTCGTCGTTCGTCCAGGGCACGGTCACAGCGCGATCGCCGCGATGCCGATGCCGGCGGCGGTGCCGACCATCTGCCCGGTGCCAGCAGCTTGTGCCGCTGCCGCCTGCTGGCCGACGCCCCATCCTTGGAGGTTGGCGTTGTACTGGCTGTTCAGCAGGTTGCCGGCGGCTGTGTTCCCGCTGATGGCGGTGCCGTAGCCGGAGAGGTTGAGCGCTGCATCGGCGCGCGAGCTCGCCCCCGAGGCCATCGCGTTGCCGGTGGCGGCGTTGCCCGATTGCAGGCCGATCTGTGCGGCCGTCGCCTGGCTGGAAGGCAGGTTGCGGCCGAGCGAGGCGGCGTCCATCTTCCGGGCAAAGCCGATCTGCTCGACCGTGCGGCGGGCATCGTTCGACGCCTTGCCGGCGGCCGCCGCCTCGGCAGCGTCCATCTCGACCCCGTAGCGCGCGTTGAGCTGGTTCGGCGAGACGCCGTACCGGCCGGCCTCGCGCTCCGACTGCGCGCGGGTGACGCCGAACTGCGTGCGAACCTCGCCGGCGGCACGCCCGGCTTCCTCTTCGCGGCGCTCCGGCGTGTCGTAGGCTTGCGCCTGCCCGACGATGTCCTTTTCGAGCGGCCAGAACGTATCGGTCAGGTACTTGTAGTAGTCGTCGCTGATCCCTTCCTGTTTCTCGAGCGAGCGCAGCGCGAAGTCGGTAGAGGTCTTGGCCGTCTCGAACTCCCAATCGCGGCGCTCCTTGCCTTCCTCCCACTGCTCCTTCGAGAACGCGAGCGCTTCCCGGCTGACCTCGGCGTTTGCCTGCGCGGCCTGACCGACGGCGGGATCTTGTTGCGGCGGACTCGGCTTGCTCTTCCAGAGCGAGCGCGAGCTGCCATCCGGCGGCGTGAACCACACCGGGTCCATCAACGGATTACGGGTCGTCATTTCTATCCTTTCGGGACATCCTTGATTTGCAGCCAACGGCACTCTGACCGCAACATGCCGAGCAAGATGCCGTCGGCTTCACCGAACCAGCGCCGGAGGACGCCCTCCGGCACGAAACCGAGCTTCAGGTCGAGCGTGAGCGCCGCGCGGTTGCGGCTGTCGACCACGCCGGTCACCCGCTCGAGGTTGAGCGTGATGAACGGGTAGGCGAACGACTCGTACAGGAACGCCCGCGTCATCCACTTCTTCGAGCCGTCGCTCGCGATCGACATTTCCGCGTTGCGGGCATCGAAGCGCGTGAACGCTGTCACCGCGGCGATGCGGTCGCCATCGAGGTTGGCGATCACGCGCGCTCCGGCGTCGTGCCGGAGCTCGACCTCGAGCACGCGCGCGGCAAAGTCGAAGAACTCCGGGCGCTGCTCGCCGCAGACTTTCACGCCTGCAGCCTCGAAATCAGTTCATTCACTTTCGCGATGACCTCGGCCAGCGTTGCCGTAGACGCAAGCGTCGCGATCGGCTTTGCCTGCCCGCGGCGGCCCTTAGTTACCTCGACGGCCTCCTTCAGCGCGCTCACCGCCTCAACGAGATTGCGCGCAGTCGGTTCGGGAATCGCTGGCGTCTTGAGGCTCATACCCGCTCGAGCTGCTTCATGTTCTGCGCGATCGCGACCTTCCTCACCTTCAGGTTGGTCACCACCGCGAAGTAGAAAGCGTCGGTCTGATACCCACCCGGCATCTGGAACCCGGGGCCGGGGGGCAGAATGCTTTTCGAGAACTTCAGCTGATTGCTGATGGCATCATAGAAGAGGAACTGCACGACGTCGTAGGTCACCGCAGGGATCGGGATGAAACACGAGCCGTTGATCGGCACCGCGTTGTACGGCATCGAGTTGTAGGCCCCGCACACCAAGCCTTCGTGGCCGGTGAACGTGAGTCCGACCGAGGCTGTCCCGGTCGCGTTCTGGTGCAGCGTGATCTGCGAGTTGCTGTCGACCTGGCGGATGAAGGTGTTCGCCGGGATCCCGGTACCGGTGACCTTGAGGCCGCGGTAGAGGTCCAGGGTCGCCGAGAGGCCGGTGACGACAGCTGAACCGTTCGTCGTCGAGCCGACGCGGTAGATCGCGCCGGCGAAGGTGAGCGAGGTCGGTGGCCCGCTCGTGATCGCAGCGGACAGCGTCACCGCGCCGGCGATGATGGATAGGATCGTGGTGCCTGCTGGCACGCCGGTTCCGGTCACCAGCATCCCGGCGACGAGGTCCGCCGTGCTCACCGGGGTCACGACCGCGGAGCCGACCGAGGCGGTAACGTTGCGGGTGTAGCTGGTGCCGAGGCGGACGTGGTTCGCGAAGATGACGAGGTCCTTGGCCGCAGCGAGCGTCGCGATTTCGGCATCGGTCTGCGTCCAGTCGGCGTCGACCTTGGCTGCACCAGGATTCGTCGGCTTCGCCAGAGCGAAGGTTTTGCTGCGGTGCTCGACCAGCAGCTTGATCGAGGTGCTGGCGTCCCACTCGTGTACCTTGTTGTCGCGCAGCACGTAGAGTTTGCCGGTGCGGTGATCGGTCCAGAGGTCCTTCAGGATTTCGGACGTCGTCACCTCGCCGAGCGTGAGCTCGATGAGCGGGATCATCAGCGCGCCCTGCGATGGCTTCGGCAGGGCTTCGCCGGCGCTGTCGTAAGAGGCGTGGTAGGTGTCAATGGCGATCGCGGCGACGAATGTTTCGGGGTGCATCCGCCGCCACGCCTCCGGCGAGTAGAGTTCCCGCGTGACGAGCTCGAAGCCTTCCGGAGTGCCGCGGACGAGGCCCTCCTTGGTCGGGTAGAACACGCCGAGCGCTCCGCTCGCGAGCCCCCGTTTCGACAGGCACGGCCACGGGATCTTCGAGTTGATCTCGGAGAGCGATTCCGAGCTCGAGCCGACGATCCGCCGCGGCGGCCCGCTCGTGCCGACAACGAGAGTCTGCCCGCTGACCCCGATTCCGACGACCTGATCGGTGAGCGTGTGTCGCCAGCGTGACGGCCAGGCGTGCGGCTGGTAGGGGATGCAAACGTAGACGTCGTTCTTGCTGAAGCCGAACATCATGCCGTTCCAGCCGTCGACGAGGCCCTTCATGTCGACCGGCGGCATTTCCCAATCGCCGGTCGCGAGATCCGCGCCGAGCAGCGTTTCGGCGACGGTGTCGTTGTAGGTCGCCGCAGCGGTCTGCTCGACGACGAGTTTGTAGGGCCCTGCAGTCGACAGCCTGTAGATGCGCTGCTTCCAGCCGGTCGTGTTGTGAGGGGCGACGCGCGCCACCGTACCGCCGCTTGAGTAAGCGCCCGGGTTCGAGGCGACGGCATAGCTGATCTGCGTGGAGGTCAGCGCGGTAATCGCGAGGCGGGTCCCGTTGTAGCCCGATGGGCTGACGCCGGTGACGTTGACCTCCTCGCCGACGCGCAGGCCGAAGGTGCTCGCCACGGTCACCGTGGCGGTTCCGCTCGACCACGACGCGGCGGTGATGCTGAAACTGTTCGCCGGCGCGGTCTGCATCGAGGTCAGCGCCCAGGTGTCGTCGACCTTTCCGGCGGTGAGCGCCGACACCGGACTCGGAGCGGACTCCTCGCCCCATTGCGTCAGGAACGTGTAGCGGTAGCTGCGCGAGGTCGCTGCACCGACCCCGCCCGATGGGGTCACCGTCGGCGCTGTGGTCGGCGCGAACACCCCGAGGACATAGGACGCCATCGGGTGGTCGGTCCCGCCGGTGGTGGCAAGATCGTAGTTCGTGACCCGCGGTTCGCCGTCGCCGGTGAAGTAGGTCCGTCCGGTGGTTTCCTGCGCGATCGGGCCCGGGCTGGAATCGACGTCACGATCCCAGGTCAGCCACGCCTCGAGCGCGCTCTTCACCAACCGGTAGAGCGCGAGTTGCGTCCCGCTCTTGGTGGGGTTCGTGACGTACTTCGGCTCGCGAAGCGCCTCGATCGCGCCGGAGTTGTAGCGCCCGTTGTTGGCGAGCGCCGCGTTGCCGTGCGTGAGGAGGCGCGGATCCAGCCGCGGCACGCCGCCGGCGAAGGCGGTGACGGAGAGCGGCAGCTGATCCATCTACCAGACGCGCATCGCCATCAGGAGCGCGGCGCCGAACGCGTCGACCTGAGCCTTCGGGATCCGTAGCAGCGGGCTCGCGTTGCCGTCCTGCATCAGCGCGAGACGCGGATCATCCTTCGTCCCGGTGAGGTACAGGTTGTCGGCGAAGCGGATCCGCACCTGGTCCAGGTTCACGGCGCTGCGGACGTCGATTTCGGTCATGTCGGTGGTTCCTTCTGCGGCAGGGCAGTGACCTCGAACGCCGGCAACTGGCGCAGCGCGGCAATCTCCGCGGCGTTGCGGAGCCTGCCGAGCGCGGCGATGGTGGCGACATTGGCCTCGCGCGCCTGATTGCGGTGCTCCTCGACGGCCCGCTGCGTGCCGTCGGCGCGATTGGCGATACCTTTCAGGTAGAGCGGGATCCAGAAATACAGGGTGCAGCCGCCGTGCATCTTGGTCGTGCGCGCGCCGGTGAACTCGTCGACCGCCTCGACCGGCGCGTTCTGCCACGCGACGCACCCATATTCCTTGCACGGGGTCTTGAACTCCGGGCAAAGCGGCTTCTTCTTCATCGCTACGCCTTCGCCGCCACGATGCAGTCGACGAACTTCAGGTTCATGTTGTTCAGGGTGTGGCTGTGGGCGCCGCCGCCACCTGTCGGGGATGTGTCGAACGAAGTGCTGGCTCCCGTAGCAGCGCCGCCGCCGTTGACGTTGATTGGGGCGCCGCCGCCAGCTAACGAGGGGTTCGGCGCGCCGTCTGGATGCGTGTGCGGGCCGACTACGTGAACGTGGGATGGAATCTCACTCGTTGCGAGCGAATGCCCGGCTGTCGTCTTGCTCGTCCCGAACAGCGTGTTGAACGCATCGGCCCCGCCGGTCCCGACCGTGCCAGTCGTGAAGCGCAGCGCGGCGTCGTTGTAGGTCGCGTTCGTTTCCTTCACGTAGCCGGTCGGGGCCGATGTCTGCTGGAACACCCATCGCGTACCTGACGCGAAGGCTGGTTCCACCCCGAGCGTCGTGCGCGCGGTAGGCGCATCGACGTCGTCTAGGATCGAGCGCGCGAACGCGGTGAACACCGCAAGCGCCGCAGCCGAGGCGCCGGTGTAGTACGCCACCCGATCTGCCGCCGGCGTGAGGTCCTTGATCGCGCTGATCGCAGCCTTGCCCGACAGGGCGAGCGCTTCCTCGACGACTGATTTGGTCGGCCGGCCCTCAACGACATCCCCGACCGAGAATGCCTGCATCGAGGTGCCTTCTTGCGCGCGGTTCGCCGTCGAGCCAGCGGAGAGGGTGTCCCCGGTGATGCTGGTGATCTTCCAGATTTCCTTGGTCCCGTCCGGCTTCTCCAAGGTCACCAGCGTGTGATCGGCCCCGGAGAGCGTCGGGAACAGCGCCCCCTTCCCGCTCTCGACCGTGAACGAGAAGTCGGTCGTGTTGTTGATCGAGCTCGCGAGTTTAGCGGTGGAGTTGTTGGAGGCGACGTAGGACATCGCTTACCCCTGCCTGTTGACGCCGTCGATCTTGCCCTCGATGCGCTCGAGGTGAATCTCGAACCGGGCGAGTTCGCGCCGCACGCCGTCCATCGCGATGGCGAGGTCCGGCGCGCGGACGTAGGTGCTGGCGACATGCACCCGGAAGTCGTTCAGCGCCCGCTCGACCTCGGAGAATCGGGCCTCGCCTTGCTCAAGGCGGCGCCAGAACGCGGCGACCATGAACATGGCGAGGGCACCGAAGCCGGCGGCGATGAACGACAGCGCGAGCTCGAGGGACACGGCTTACCCGACCAGCCGCGCCCTTGCCAGCTCGGCTGAGTGCCGTACCGCGTCGAGCTCGGCGTTGGTGAGGTCGCGGTTCTCGGCCTGCGCCTGCTTGATGAGAGCGCCGATCTTCTCGGCCTCCTCGTAGGCGTTGCGCCCGACCTGGACGAGCGACAGGATGATGCTCACCGCTTCGAGTACTCCGCCCATGTCAGCGTCCTTTCAGTTGCGATTCGAGAATGAGCAGGGCCGATTCGGCGGCCTTGAGTTTCCCGTTCGTGGTGGATAGGTCACCGCCGGCCAGAGCGATGCGGGCGGCGTCGCACGCCCTCAGCGCCTCGTCGCCGGCCTTGAGCACCTTGTCCTCGACGTCTTTGGGCAAAGCGCCTCTTGCTTTCACGTCGGCGGCCGAGTTGAAACTGGCCGCCACGGACGAGTAGCAGGCCGCGACGCCCTGGCGGGGCGTGGTGGGTGTCGTGGCGCAGGCGGCGATGAACACCGCCAGCACCACGATCCCGGCACGAATGAGCCGGCCCACGGGCGCTAATCCTTCGAGCCTTCGGGGATGAACATGCCGAGCAGCACGGCGATACCGGTGCCGATCTGCGTCAGCGTCTCGAGCAGGCCCGGCGGGAGGGCGACGCCGAGGGCGACGAAGGCCGCGGCGAGCGCCGCGTAGGTCGACGGTTCCTTGAAGCGGGTGAGGAAGTCCATGTGCATCTCCTTTCGCGTGATACCCCTACCGGGGCGGGTCGACGTCGTCGTCATCGGGCGGCTGCACGAGAAGATTCCCGAGCAGCCAGAGACAGCACCCGACGAAGATGACGAAGCGGATCAGCGCGCGCAGAAGCGCGTCGCCGAGGTCACACAGCCAGCACCCGTTTCGCACGGGCGTAGCGCAGTCGTCGGTCCTCGAGTCCGGTCAGACCGCCATTGATTCGCCGTGTCACCGTCACGATGTCCTGCTGGTCCGAAGGGCCGCAGCAGTCCTTCTCGACCGCGAACACCCATCCGGCTACGAGCGCTCCGACCATCGGCTCGAGGGCGAGCTCGGGGCTCGTCTCGAGGTTGTAGCCGGTCGCCTCGCCTGCCTTGCGGTAGAGGTCACGGCCGGTGATCTGGATCGGGCCGCGGCCGCGGTAGAGCCATCCATCCCCGGATGTCTCCGCGCCGTTGCCCATCCGGTCGGCGTAGACGAGGTTCGCGATGCGCTCGGGGTTGCGCGCGATCGCCTGCGCCACCGCCGTCGGCCGCGCGCGCAGCTCGCCGCGGAGATCGTCGAAGTGCTGCTCGCGGAACCGGCCTGGCCAGGTGTTCGCGAGCCCCTCGGCCGAGTAGTTCAGGTTCTCCTCGAGCGTCGTCAGGTCTGCGGACTCGTGCCCGATGATGGCGAGCCACATTGCGAGCCTTGCCGGGTTCGCGATCTCGTAGCGCGCCGCGGCGACGTTGAGCGGTTCTACGAAGCGGTCAGCCGCCCGCCCCGCCCTGGGCATGACCGAGAGCAGGACTTCGACGGTGAGCACGTCACCCCCGGATACCGAGGAGCGGCGCGAACGTCGGTGCCTCGACCTTCGTTCCTCGCGCCGCGCGGTGCATGTCCTCCCACATCCGTGAGGTGTCGCGCACGAACAGGGCGTTGGATGGTGCCGGCGCCTGCAGCCAGAACCCTCGATCGACCTCGGACTCCATCTCGCCTGGCATCCAGACCACGACCCCGACGAAGTACCGGGCCTCGTTCGGAGCGCGCGTGAGTTGCTCGTCTATCGTGTCGGCGCGGAAGGTGAGCGTGGCGCCCGGCATCAGCCGGATCTGATGCGGCCCGTTCGGCTCGCGCTTCGCCACCATCGCGACCATGTCGGTGTGGTGCGGCCCGCCGAAGTAGATGGGCTCGCGGACGTTCCGGGCGGGGGCGAAGTCCGGGAAGAGCTTCGCCATCGTCATCTTCGTCGGCCGGTTCACGATGAGGCCGAGGTGTCCGCCGGATGGCATCCGCGTCACCACGACCACGGTGCGCTGCCACTGCGGCTGATCGAGGTCGGCCGAGGCCACCAGCATGATCGCCGTGTCGTCGGCGCGTGCTTTGCCGGCGAAGAAGAACAGCGCCGGCAGCAAGATGACGAGCGCCACGACGAGGAACCAAGCGCCCCACGACACGAGTTTCACGATCGTGGTGAACCGGCGAGCTTCCGCGTCGGTGACGGGATCGAGGCTCTCCAGCACGACACCCTCCTTTCACCAGTCGGGGGTTTCAAACGACACCGGAACCGCGGTGATCGGCCCCCGGGTGCGGGAGCGCATCACGCGGTTGCGGGCGAGACTGATCCGCCGATTGAACTCGGCTTCCAGCGCCATCGCGACTTCCGCGTTCGACCACGGCTTGTCGGGAAGGGCCCGGAGCTTGGCCCGGGCGCCGAACTCGATGTCCTCGCGGTAACGGTCGTAGATCGCGTCCGGGAGCGTGGTCGCGTCCTGCGCGGGCTTCAGCGCCAGCTCTAGCTGCACGAAGTTGCGCAGCGTCTCGCCTGGCGCCGGCACGAAGCGGCAAGTGCCGGCCTCGTCGGTCATGTGGACAGTCCGCGGCTCGCCGATGAGGTGGCGCCACATCGCGCCGTAGCGCTCCTTGAGCTCGAGCACCGCAAGCGGATCGACCTGCCGGCCGTAGTAGTTGGCGCCGTCGGTGACGTCCGAGATGACGGCGCCGGCAGTCGGGGAGGCGACGAGCACAGCGGCCTGCGCCGCGTCACCGCCACTCGTGAAGGTGCCGAAGGTGGAGGTGTCGACGCCGAGCGCGAACGTGTTTGCGGCCGCGCTCGCAACAGTGAAAAGGTACCCGTTCACCTGCACCATGCCGCCGACGTTGGCGAGCAGCACGCTCTCCCCGTTCGCGAACGGGTGCCCGGTCGCGGTGACGACGCCGGGGTTCGCCTTCGTGATCCCGCTGATTGCGGCGTACTTCAGGGTGATCGGCGCGCTCGGTTCGCGCCAGGTCCTAGAACGCTGGAAGAACTCGATCGCGGCGTCGCGGATGTAGCTCAGGGCGAACGCCGGCTCACATCCCGCGAGGTCGCTGACGACCTTGTCGTAGAACGCGGTGAGCGCGGTCACAGGCCCCTGACCCCGTCGATTCCGAGTTTCAGCATCGTGGCGAAGCGCGCCGTGATGCTGTGCTCGTCATCCTTCGCTTCCCACCTGGCAACGACGTAGGCCGCGGCGGCCTGCCGGTACTTCTCGGACAGCGGGAAGTTGGCGCCGATGGCGAGGTCGGTCACCGCCGGCCATCCGGACCCGAAGCGAAGATCCGGCCGCACCGAGTAGGCGAGCTGGATGAAGTCGTTCAGGTACGCCATCCCGTTCGCGTCCGAGTGGCGATCCTTCGCCGCGTCGTTCACGTCGACCCTTGCCATGTCGACGATCGACTGGTTGGTGATCGCCACGACCGCTTACGCCGGGACGGCGATTCGCTGCGTCAGGCCGGCGCGTTCCGCGGCTTGGTTCGCGCGGGCCTCGCGGTCCTTCACGAACGGGTGATCCGGCGGCCAGTAGACCTGCGTGCCGAAGCGGTTGGTGTGGATCTCGCTGTAGATCGTGCCGCCGTCGTCGTTGCGACGACCGGTGTCGACGAACGATGTTTCCACCGCGCCGTCCTCGAGCGCGATCGCGATGTAGTCCGGGACCTTGACCTTGACCCCGCGCGGGATCCGCCAGTCGTTCCCGTTCACGGTCTGCACGACCGGCGTGTTGCGAGCGGGATCCTTCTCGGCCGGGACGAACACGTCGACCATGATCGCGGTCTTGGAGTCCGGCACGGTGAAGGTCTTGTCCTGGGCGGTGATCTGCTGCTCGCGCCGGCGGAGCAGCTTCATGAGCTCCTCGCGGGTGATCGCCTCCGGGTTGTCGACGCGGATGTTGGCCTCGTCGCACAGCGTGAGGAGCGCCGCGCGGTCCATGCGGGCGATGTTCATGTCCGACTCCTTGGGTTGGGGTGAAAAGAAGCGGGGGCCCGAAGGCCCCCGCACAGGATGGCAGCGAAGAGACGGTTACGGCTTCTCGCCCGCCGGCGCCACCGCGTAGTGGAGCGCGCTCGCGGTCACCCCCGTCGCGTTCCAGTTCGTGGTGCCGAAGGTGAAGCCCGAGGAACCGGACAGCACCACCTTGAGGACCGCGCAGAAGATCCGCGCGAGGCGCTGCGAACGCCAGAACCCGCCGGAGGTGTAGGTCCCGATCGTCGCGCCGTTGACGCCGTTCAGCGTCACGTTGTTCGCGTCAACGCGGGTCACCTTGAACCGCTTGCCGTTGATCGTGAGCGCCGGGAGGCCGTCGACGAGGATCTGGTCTCCCGTCTTGAGGCCGTGCGCCGAGCTCGTGATCTGCACCGGGTTGGCGGTGTTGACCGCCGTGATGACGCCGGCGAGCGCGGTGTGGAGGTCGTTCGGGTCCGGCACGCCGAGCCCGACGGCGCCCTGCTGGATCAGCCAGGCCGCATCGGAACCGAGGAGCAGGTTCCCGTAGATCGTCTGCCCGTCGGCGAACGCGCTGAACGCAGGGCCGGCGGTCGCCACCGCGGTCGCGCCGGCGGCCTTCGTCACCAGGATGCCGTCCACCATGCCGTGGAGAACGTTCTGGTTGTTGACGGTCGTCGCGCCCGCGGTGAGGGCGAGGTTGAGGTACGCGAACAGGTTGTCGAGCCCGATGTCGCGCTCGGGTTGCCGCAGTACGTCGGCGTAGGTACGCATGGTCTTGTGTCTCCTTTCAGTGAGTCAGCCGGGTTACGCCGACACGGCGATTTCAGAGCGTCCCATCCACTCGTCGTTGAGGATGATCGCGCCCTGCATCGTTTTCCACGTCACGTGGGTGCGCTGCGCCCAGGGGTCGCTGTCGGAGGGCTTCCGATTCACGACCATCGGGGTGATCGCGAACTGGCCCTTGAGCGCGGTGATCGCGTAGGCGTCGCGCGCGAAGTAGAGCGCGGGGTAGACGTCGGCCGAGGTGCCGAGGGTCGAAAGGACCGCGCCGCCGGCGGTCCCGCCGGCATCCGCCCAGGGCTCGATGATCTGGCTCTCGACGTAGCGCACGTCCTCGACCTTCCCGATCTCGTTCTCCATCGCCGGGAGGGAACCGTAGTCCTCGCGCGCCTTGAAGCCGAACATGTCGCGAACGTCGCCCTCCGCATCGGAGTGCACCGCGCACATGAATGCGCCGTCGACGTTGACCGTCCCGAACGCGGCGGTCGAGCGGATGATCTTGGTGACCTTCCGCGCGAACTTCCGTTTCAGGAACCGGGTGACCCGGCGTTGCAGGCTGGTGGTGATCTTCGTGTTCACCGCCGAGCGCGTGGTGCCGTTCGCGTAGAACACGGTGGTACCGGCCTTGACGACGTTGAACCGGACCTTTTCGATCATGATCGCGGCCTGCTCGGAGAGCACGTCCTGCATCTCCGAGAGCACCGGATCCTCGTGGGTGTCCTCCACGATATCGGTTGTCGTCAGGCCGTCGCCGTACTGCTGTAGCGTGACCTGAAGGTCGACCTTCTTCAGCTGCTTCGTTTTCGGCGTGACGCCTTCCTGCAGGGTGTTCGGCGTCGAGTCGAGCGCGAGGTAGCGCCGGAAGATCATGGTCATGGTGGAGCGCCCGGGCAGCGGCTTCGACTGGCCCCACTTCTCGAAAACGAGGTAGGGGAAGCCGCGCTCGAGGAGCTCGCGGACGACGTAACCCGCTGTGCGCGGCGAAATGTCTCCGAAGAGGGTGGGACCGGCCATTTGTTGCTCCTTTCGTTCACATGAACAGGGGTGTTCGTGTGAGCGGGGAGTTGACTGGCCCCGTCACACGCGTGCTACTTGCGGTCTTTCAGGTTGAAACCGGCGTTGAAGTCGTCCTTGCCCGCGTCCGGCGCGCCGCCTCCTAGCTTCGGGGCGGTGCTGCGGCTGGTGACGACGTCGCTGTCGTAGATCGCGATGCCGTTTGCCTTCTTGTAGGTGTCGAGCAGGCCGATCACTTCGGTGGCCGTGCCCTTCGCCACGACGGCTTGAGCTTTCTCGCGGTCGACGGCAGGAAGCGCCGACAGGTGTTGCTTGAACTTCGCGGACCCGACGACGTTGTCGAAGTCCGGATGCCGAGCTGCGATCGCGGAGAAGTGCATCGCTCTACGAACCGCGGTGTCGACGATCTCGTCCTTGTCGACTGCCGCCGGCGCCGCTGCTTTCGGGAGCTTCGCGATCGCGCGCGACAGCCGCGCTTCCACGAACTCCTCGACGGCCTTGGCGATGATCGGCGCCGCTTCCGGGTCGCGAAGCGCCACGAACGAGTCGGGGTCCCTGTAGTCGGCGTCGGCCCTGGCTTGCGCCTCAGCTTCGTCCTTGGCCTTCAGCGCCGCTTCCGCTTTCGCGGCGCGCTCGTTGGCGGCCTTGACCTCGTCGTGCAGCCGCGGGACCTCGGCGTCGTACTTCCCGCGAAGGGTCGAGAGCTCCTGCTCGAGATGGGCCTCGGACTTCTCGCCCTTGGGGGAAGTTTCTGTCGTCGTCCCGGTGTCGAGCGCCGTTGCATCCTTCTCGGGATCGTCTGGGTCGGTTCCCCCGTCCTGTGTGGTTGCGGGTACGCCGAATCCCGCGGCGAAATCGTTCTCGCCGCTTACTTCTGCTTCTGCTGCCATGACAGCTCCTCGGTGTGCGCTCCTTCCGGTATCCCTCTCGGGGCCTTGGAGTCCGCGCGTGGAAAGAAAAAGGCCGGGTGTCCCGTTGCCGGGGCCCGGCCTTTCCTAGAGCACGTCCGTCGCAGCCGCCAAGATTGGGGCGACTGCGGCTGAAGCGCTCGCTATCGCGCCTTGCGCACCTTGTACTTCCAGGTCCCCGATGCGAGGTCGACGGCGCCGCCGCTCTCGTTTTGGAGCCGCGCGGCAAGGGTATCGGTTGCGTGCACGTACGAGGTCAGCGTGATCCCCTGCAAGGTGTAGGGGGCCGCGACTTCGACGTAGTCGCCGAACGCCGCGCCGGTCGCCGCGATGTCAGCCTTCGTCTCGCCGGCACCGTCGGCGAGGTTGCCCGGATCCCACGCGAAGGTGCCGTGGATCTCGAGGTCCGTCTCCTCGAGATTCGTTCCGCCGAGGAGGACCCAGGCCGATCCGTTGAACTTCACGATCGCGATGCCGATCTGGCTTGCCGGGAAGGTTGCGATCACGGTGCCGGTGGTGCTGCCGTTGCGCATTGACCACGTGAACGCGCCGCCGCCGGTGCGCACGATCTTGAGTTCCTGGCCCTCGCGGGCACCGCCGACACGAAGTCCGAAGTCGCGGTTGGCGGTGAGCGTGCCGGACAAGATGACGACGTCGTGCGGCGCCGTTGGCTCGTAGTTGAGACTCGCGTCGGCCGCGTAGGTGAGCGGGATCATGCGCTGGTCGTCCATCTCGTGCTCCTTTCGTAAGAGGTCAGTTCCATCTGCTGGTATCGCGCTTGCGATGCCGCTTGAGCATGCCACGCGGCCATCCGCTGCCGCCGTACTCGCTGGTCGTCCCGGCGCCGACCACGACGTAGTTGTTGCGCGTGAAGCTGTGCGACCCGCCGAGATTCGTGACTGTCAGGCGAATCGACCACGTCCCCTGCGCGAACGCGAACGCTGGATTCTGATTCGTCGCGAAGGGTTCCCATCCAGCACCGCCGTTCTTCTCCCAGAGCCAAGCCGTGATCGCCGGCGTTCCGGTCGACGAGTCCGTGAACGTGGCGATGAGTGGCTCGTTGCCGGAGAGCGGGTTCCCGGTGAAGTTCCCGGTTGGCGGCGCTGCGGCAACACCGGATACGCTGCCCTGCCCCGTTGCGATCGCACTGCCGGTCACCGCGACCGCAGCGCCCGACGTCACGCTACCCTGCTGAACCGCGATCTGCTGGCCAGTGATCGCCCGCGCAATCGGCGCCAGCGAGACGGAGCCCTGCTGGACCGCGATCTGCTGGCCGGTCAGCACGACGGTCTGGTTGCCGCCAGTGCCGCCGCTGGGCACTACGTTGCCGGTCGATACCGCGATCTGATGGCCGGTCAGGTTCACCTTGATGTCGGACCTGACAGTGCCCTGCTGCGTCTGGATGAACGTGTCGATGAGGTCGTTGCTGTTAACGGCTGTCACCGATCCGAGTAGGGACTGAATCATCGAGCCGGTGATGCCGACAGCAACGCCAGGCGACACGTTGCCTTGCTGCGCAACCATCCCCTGACCGGAAATACTCGGGCTAAACATGCCGGACCCGCCGCCGACAACACCCTGCTGGACGCTGATCTGCTGGCCGGTCAGCGTGACCGCAATGGCCGGCCCGACCGCCCCCTGCCCGGTCGTGATCTGATGTCCGGCCATCGACTACGGGGCGATGAAGCCGAGCCGCGGAACGATGACGCCGCTCGGCAGCGAGATCAGCCGTCGGCTACGTTTTAGCATCTCGCGAAGTTGGATCGTCACGGCGGACTTGACTGTGCCTTGGCCGATGACGACCTGGTGGCCAGTGAGCGTCGGGAAGTCGCTCGGTGGGTCATCGACAGTCGGGTTGTCCGCGTCGTTCGCGGTGAACGTCCCCGTACCCTGTTCGGAAAGAACCGTGCCGTTGTAACCCGTCAGCGACGCGCCGCTCCAGTACTCGAGGATGTTGCTGGCGTCGATCGCCAGTGGGTGCGCCCCTCCGAGCAGGGAGTCCCGGTTGCCGTCCGACAGGCGAGCTTTCCAGACACACAGGTGCGCGAAGTAGACCGTCTGCGAGTCGTCGTCCGTCCCGTTATAGATGGCGCCGATTCGGAAGTGCGAAAACTTCGTGGTGTTGTTGTTCAGGTTCCACGGGCTGCCCATCGCATCGGTGACTTCAGTCCCGGCCCCCATCTTGAGGGAGCCGTTGCCGCCGAGAAGTGATCGCGCGATCAGCGGCGTCCATGTATTTGAGGAGAGTCCGTTCCCGGTTGCAAGGGACGACCCATCCTGCGAATAGGGGAACAGCGCCGCCCGCCCGACGCCGTTGTTCTCCACGCCCAGCCAGTTCGTGTCGAGCGGCGAGCCGCCGTCCTCACTCCACAGCGAGCAGATCCGGTTCCACTTGTTGTTCGGCGCCTTGATCCAGCCGAAGAGCGTGATATCGGTGGTCGTCGTGACAGCCGAGGTCGGGAAACTCGTTGTCTGGAGATACTTCGTCTCGCCGCTGCCGCGAACGATCTTGAAGCTCATGAGAGCGTCACCGTCCAGTAGCTTAGTTTGTGGGCCTGGAACGTCGAGCCCCAGGAGTTGTGGGACTGGTTCCCGATGAGGCAGATCCGCTCGTCCCCGCCCACTGTGTACAGCGCGAATGCGGTTGCGACCGCCCCGGGCGGCGTCGGGTGCTCGGTCGGCGCGGTCTCGCCGTTCGCCCAAGAGAACGCACGGAGCCGGCCCATGTGCGATTGAGCGAACATCCACAGCGCGTTCTTCGCCCAGATCATGTGAACGAGATTCAAGCTGCGGGTGTGCGTCGGGACGATGCGGCAGACCCAATCGACGCGCGCAGCCGGTAGGCCATCGAACGTCCAGAAGTCGGAGCGCGTGTAGACGCGGTACACGTCTCCTGTCGCGGCCTGAAAGACGTACAGGTGCCCGGTCGCCGGGTCGATCGCGCAGCGATCGTTATTCCACATCCCGATTGCCCCCATCGTCGTGTCGATGATCGGGCGGCCATCCGGGGTGAGCGCTGTGTTGCCGCCTTGTCCGTTCGAGCAACGATCGGCGCGGTACTTGACGAACTTGTACTGATCCACGCCCGAGCAGTCCATGATCTGCACTGCGACCGCCAAGGCGTCGAAAAAAGGCGGCGCCCCGTTCCCATATGGGGCAGCGATCATCTTGTCTGCGCCCGAGTCGTAGTACCAGCGCCGGCAGTGGCTCTCGCCGTTCACCCAGACGCGATCAACGAACCCAGGCTTGGGCGTTACGAGAGAGCGCGGGCTCTTCGTCCACCCGCCGGCATCGGTCCACCTGTAAGGCATCCCGTCGCCGCCGCCGGCCGCCTCCCAATCCGCGCGGGTGGCCCAGCCGCACTGATTGGTCCAATTGCCGGCGGTGTAGCCGATCATCATCCAGAAGTCGTCCGATGCGGCCCGGTACTGCCAGCCGTTCTCGTCCACGCGAATCGGGTGGTTTGTCGCGAGTTGCGCGGGGCAGGCGTTCTCGAGCAGCGCGAGATCGCTCCCGGACTCGGGCGTGAAGCTCAAGACCTGATTGGTGTACGAGCCCTCGCTGAGAGTTGCGTCGCCGAACAGCGTGAAGGCGCCGTGATCGCCCCCGAAGCAATACATCTTCCCGTCGGCCGGCCGGAACGTCATCTCGACGTGCTTTTGACTTGTCCAGAGGGTGTTGGCCGCGACCCCGGACCACGAGCGCTGCGTCCACGTCATCGTGCGCGGCATCGTCGCCTTCGGAATGAAGATTTCCCGGACGTAGAAGCCGCCCGTCTTCTTCGGCTGTCCTGGGATCGTGGAGACATCCGGCGGCACGCCGGAGAGATCGAGATCCTCGCCGTAATAGATGTTGTTGTTCGTGCGTTGATCGAAATACTTGAAGATCGCGCCACCGAAGTACGCCATCGGCGCGAGATTGATCTTGGTCCCGATCGCGACACGCAGAACGGTTGCCAGCGTGACCGGCGCCCAGGCGTAAGTCGCGGGGTTGACCTCGTACAGCGCCAACGGGTATTTGTTCACGCCACCGATGACCTGCACCGGCTGCGTCGTGTCGGCCTGATAGGCGAAGACGCGACGGTTCATCTGATCGACCACGAAATGCAGTTCGCCGCCGTTCGCCTGCGCGATCGAGCGCACATTGGCCGGGACGGTCACCGCGAACCCGGCCGGCGTGCTCGACGAGCTGCTCGCTGGCGATGCCGTCGGTGCGAACGCCCAGACCTGATCGATGGACGACTGGGACTGGCTGTACTGGATCACCCACCACTGCCCCAGCCAGGGCAGCTGAATCCGCTGCTGCCCACCCTCGGTTTTGAACGTGCGGCCTAGCGCGCGGTCGCCGTTCGTGCCTTGCCACACCTTGACGCCGCGGACGGTCGGGATCGCGGCGCTGATCTCGTACACCTGCAGGAAGTCCGAGCCGCCGGCCGGGGTGTCCTCCAGCAGCGCCAGATCCTTCCTGCGAGCGACGTCGTAACCGAGGTGCTGCCAGATCGCGTTCGCGTTGGCCGCGTAGGGATTCGACGGGTTGTTCAGCGACGAGTAGGCGAGAAACCGCCAGGTGTACGTACCCCGAGGAGTGCCCTGGTAGCACGCGACAATCGGGACGATGTCACCGTTCGGGCTCGGGCCGTAGGAGAGGCTTGCCACGAACCCGAAGTTTCGCGACCAGCTCGTGCCAACGTAGTGATGGAACCCCTGCGGCCACCACTTCAGCGCGTTCTGGATCGCAGAGGCGGATGGCTGCGCCGGATCTCCAGCAGGCGGAAAGTGTCCCGAGGCGACGGAGGGATTGCCATAACTCGGCCAGGCCAAAGCGCGGACACCGGCGCTGGTTTCAAGTGCAACGGAGGCGCTTCCACCGGACCCGACTCCTGGATCGGCAAGCGTGAACGCATACGGGAACTCGCGCTGGAACACCGCGTCATGCAGGATGATCGCGACCGCAGAATGTCTGGCGCTGACCGTCATCCCGGCACCACGCAGATGAGCGGGGCCTCTTCATCCCACACGTTCATATAGAACCCGCCCCAAACGGGAGTGATCAGCCGCACTGGTTGCGAGAGATCGCTCTGCCGTGCGTTGTTTGTCTGCCACTCGGCTTCGTTTGCGAGCGATGGCTGCGCCGGATAGGTCCACGTCCCGAGCGCGTTGGCTACGACCGGATTACCAACCGCAGCCTGCTCGGCGCTGTAGCCATAGGTGAACTCGCCCCAGTCCATCCACGTCGCGACGCCGGAGCCGGCCGCGACCACCGTCACCGTCAGGTTGATCTCCGCGAACACCGATCCGCTGCGCTGAACCCCGACCACGAGGCCGGTAAACCCGCTCGACGTCGTCTGCGTGCCATCGGGGACGAGTTGCGTGCCGAAAGCAGCCAACCACGGCACGCCCCCGGAGATAATCACGACAGTGTCGGTGGCCGGATTGAAGTTCCCGATGGCCCAAGCGAGATCGTATGGCTGCGTGGAGCCGGCGATGAACAGCGGCGTCGGTTGTCCGGCCCAATAGGGCGCGGTGGTTGCGATGACGATCGAGAACGCCGGCGACGGCACGATATGCCCGTGCTGATCGTCGGCGGTGAGGATGTGACCGCCAAGCGTCTGCCCAGAGCCGGAACCGTCGTAGACGAACCGGCCGCCATCCCATGACAACCCCTGCATCACCACGGTGTTCTTCGTTAGGATGAGGATGTCGCCATCGACGTCGTTCGGGATGCCGTTCGACTGATACGTGCCACTTGGCGGGTAGAGGCCCGGGGTCCCGGCATTGAACTGTGGCGTCGGCATCGTGGTCGGCCACACCGGCGGGCTGTTTGCTGGCCCCTGCGCGGTCTTGTTCGACCGCGCGATGACCGCGACGCCAGCAAGGACACCCCCCTGCGACGTCGCGATCTGGTGACCAGGCATCGCTTGCTCCTAGTTACGCCAGCCGGATCAGCGCGTTCGTCGCATCGTTCGCCGGCATGTTGATCGTGAAGGTGCCGGCGGTGATCGACGTCGAGCCGAACGTGTTCCCGCAGATCGCTCGGTTGCCCTGCGAGCTGTTATAGAACAGCACGCAGTCGACGTTCGAGAACGTCACGGTCGCCCAGCTCACCGCGGCCGATGGCGTCCAAAACCCAGTGGTGCCGCTCGAGCTTGGCTCGGTACCGTTGGTCACCGTCGCACCGCCGGCCGAGTAACCGGACCCCGAGGCTTCGTTCGTCGCGCTGTAGGCCGTTGTGCCTGCGCCGATTGAGGCCGAGGTGGTGTAGAGCGCCGCCTTGATGGTGTCCTTGGCCGTCGAGCCCCGCGTCGGAGGTGTTCCGAGCGCGTGATAGCCCTGCATCAGCTCGACCTTGAACGAGGTCGCGATCGCCTGGCTGTTGGCGAAGAAGAAAAAGAACAGGAAGTAGCTCTTGAGCAAGCGAAGGATGTTCACGGCGGGTCCTTGTGGTGGTTACGGTTGCGGGTCGCCGAGCGCGCCTTGCTCGGCACCCATTTCGTGGGGCATGAGGATGTTGATGCAGCCGTCCTTGCGCATCACTTCCCCGGTCGTCTTGTCGCGCCAAACCGAGAACACGCGGCGCGCGTTCTCCTGATCGCCTTCCTCGGCGACCTCGTAGACCTCGAGCGAGTCCCGCGGCCGCGGGCCATCCTTCGTCATGACGTTCTTCATCGGTTCTCCTGGGGTTGAATCAGGCGCCGCCCCACCGAAGCTCGGCGGTGGTCGAGCCGGAGGCGACGCTCGCGTAGAGCTCGATCGCGTAGTTGCCGATGCGCGGGATCATCAGCAGCACGGTTGCGCCGGCGGCGAGAACGGTCGGATCGCCAACGGTGCCGTCGGTTTTGACGCAGCCGATGAGCGTGCCGTCGGCGAACTCGGACGTGGAATCGACGTAAATGTAGGACTGCGCGCCCGGATGCGGACGGTGACGCACTTGGAAGGCGTTGAACGCCGTGGCGCCGGAGTTCTTCACCTCGATCGCAATCTCCGAGGGGGCGTCGTTCGCGTCTTGCTTGGCCGCGCCGCGCGGGAAACGGATCTGCGCAAGCATGGTGATGCTGTTCGGCACGGCGATGTTCGCGCCAACGCCGATCTCGTAGGTCTGCTCGATAGGCATGTCGTCCTCAGTAGATCGCGCCACCGAGTGGTGGCGGCCGCTCTGGTTTCGGGTTCTCGTCGGGCGCCGGTTTGGGCGGCGTGTAGACCTGGTCGAGCGCCGTGCGGATCGTCTGGATGCCGCCGGCGATCGCCTCGCGGTCGGCGGGTTCCGCCACGACGAGTTGCTCTTTCAGCTGCTCGACCGTCGCGAGCAGGTAGATTGAGAGCGCCTTGGCGCCCGGCGTCTCGGCGAGCTCGCGCGCGACGCCGAGGGTTTCCCGCACGTGCGCGTTCATGTCGCGGGCGTACGCCTTTGTGGTCTGCATCTAGACCATCCCCGTGCTCTGCTGCGGTTCGATGCCTTGACCGGCGACGTCCGGGGTCCGCATGGCGCCGAAGCCCCCGGACCCGCCTGGCGAGGTCGCGCTCGTTCCGCCCTCCCCGCCTGGCTGACCCGGAGGCCCAGCGCCCGGTTGCCCGCCGAGAGCGACTTCCTGCGCCGCGGCCGCCTGCATCATTCCGGCCTGGATCCGCATCTGGTCGTCGGTGATGACGGCCTCCTTCGGATCGAGGTCGAGCGCCTTCGCCTCCTCGCGGAGCAGATAAACGCGGTTCGTGAACGGCGCGTCGAGTGGGTTCGCCGTAGACATGCGGTACTCCCGCACCGCCTGCGATCGAAGTTCCTTCGCCATCAGGCTCGAGGAGCCGGTCGCGACCACATCGAAGTCGCCTTTGATCTCGGGCCGCGGCGTGTAGACCATGTGGTAGTCGTACAGCCCGCCGATGAAGGGCTTCGTGACGCCTTCGTCCCAGGACTTCGCGGCGTCCTCGAGCGTGATGTTGGAGTTCCCCATCATCATCGAGAGGCCACCGACGGTTTTCGTCAGGCCGCGCTGCGGCTGGCCGTAGGTGTAGCTCGGGTTCGCCGTCGACTCGTCGATCTGCTCGCGGAACACGGCCGACAGCGCCACGGTGCGCTCGACGTTTGAGGCGACCTGATAGACCCGCACCGCCGGGAACTGCGCCTCGATCCCCTTCCCTCCGCGCACCCACACCCGCCACGGCACGACGGTGCTGACGTCCTCGTCATCTTCGAGGAGGTCCTTGTTGACCTCGACCTGCGGGCCCGAGCTCGCCGCGGCGTTGTCGACCGAGGCCCGGATCGCGGCGTTGAAGAGCCGCTGCGGGTCGCGCCCAACACGTGGGATGCCCTCACCCCAAATCGATGTGTCATCCTTGTCGTAGTAGTAGAAGTTGTAGGGGATCCGCTGCCGCATCGGGTAGCGGCGGACGCGGATGATGTGCGGGCCGAGTTTGAACAGGCACACCATGAACGCTTCGGCGAGAGACTCCTCGGGGATCGCGATGCCGCACTCCCGCATCTCCCACCCCATCAACCAGCCCCAGCGTTCCAGCACCTGGAAGCGATGGCGCCATCCGCTGACCTGCTTTCCCTGCTGGCTTGCCGCCATGCTCTGCAGCTCGGACTCCCACGGCTGCGGCTGCGCGTCGCCGTCCTCCTTGTTGTCCGTGAGGTACTGCGCGATGAGGTCTGCCCGGAACCCGGCCCGATGGCGCAGCGCGGAGAGCTCGACCGGGTTCATGACGTGCCGCTGGTAGAGGTGCTGGCACTCCGAGATCCAGTTCGCGTACGGGTCCGGGTACACCGACCAGCACGGCACCGCGGCGCCGTGCGGTCGCTGCACGACGCGCGGCGCGATGACGTACTGCGGTTCCGGCGAGCCCGCGGTCACCTCCTGATCCCACCGCTCCTCGCTGACCACCTCGCGGATCGGGCCCTTCAGGATCCCGGTGCCGTAGAGGTGGCCGTTGTGCATCACGCTCCGGGCCACCCCGGAGTAGCCGACGCCCTCGAGCAGCGCGAGGTCGTCGTCGATCTGCTGCTCCATCTTGGTCGCGGCTTCGTCGGCGACGAGCTTGATCGCCTGGCGGATCTCGTCCGGGGTCAACGTCTGCGCCGCCTGCATCAGCAGTTGCGGCGTCACCGCCGGCGGGGCACCCATCATCGCTTCCGGGCTCTGCCCGCCCGGCCGGAGCTGCGCGGCCATCACTTGCGCCCGCTGAATGGCGAGCTGCTCGATGATGACGCGGTGCTTGGCTGCGTCGATCTCCGGGACCGAGGTTGCCCGGATCGTCCAGTTCTTGTCGCCGGCGGGGAACAGCAGTTTGTGGGTCCGCGAGGTCCACGATTTCGTTTTCGCCCGGATCAACCGGATGAACGCCTGTGACCGCTTCGGGTGGAATCGGCTCTGCACCTCGGGGTCGTAGTGCCCCTTGTAGAGCCGGAGGTCCTCGAGCCACACCTGCTCCTGCGTCTGCCGCATCGAGCGTGCGGTTTCCCACTCCTGCTCGAGCCGGACTTCGAGGTTGCGCAGCGCCTCGGTTTTCTCGGCGGATTCGGTGAAGTTCCCGCCGTCCATCAGTACCCCGCCGCCTTGTCCGCGGGCCCCCCCGGCGCGCGCGCCGGGATGCCGGACTTCTTGCGCGCGAGGTCACGACGGGCGCGCTCGAACCTACGGTCGTAATCCAGCACGCCGTACTGCAGCGCCTCGTGGATGTGCGACCACATGTTCTTCACCGGCTCATCTCGGTAGCGTTCCTCTTCGTCCGACCGTGCGATGACCTGCAGTTTCTCCACCTGGTAGCCGCTGATGAACCCGGTGCGCAGCGTCTTGCACCGCGGGTTCAACTGGAAGGCTGGTTCCCCGTCGGAGGTCATCCGCAGCAGGAACCCGCTGACGGCCTCCTTGCGGGCCAGAAACTCGTTCGTCCACGCCGGCTTGATCGGGATGCCGGCCTCCTCGACCTCGCGAATGGAGGTCGTCTCCATGTTCTCGTGCCGACTCGACCCACTCGGGTCGCCCCAGGACTGCACCGCCATGCCGCCGTAGAAGGTCTTGAGGAACGGCACCGCGATCTCGCGCACGAAGGTCCGGACACCGATCGAGGTCCCGATCACCTCGTCGTAGATCCTGAGCTGCCCGTTTCGCATCACCTGCGCGATCGCGAGCGCCGGGTTGTGCCAGAAGTCCCAGCCGAGGAGGAGCGGGAGCGTCGGGTCGGGCTCGTTGTCTTTCGCCGCGCAGTGCACCTCGTCGCGGTATTCCGGGTAGACGACACGCCCGGTGGCGATCGAGCCGTACTGGCCTTGCAGGAACACGCGGATCCACTCCTTCTTTTTCTCTGGCACCTGCATCAGCCAGTAGGCGGCGCCGAGTTTCTGGTGCTTCACGTTCTCGGCCGCCGGGTTCGGCAGGTACGCGCCCGGGCGCTCCGGGTGCTCGAGGATCGCCGGCGGCTGCGCGAAGAACTCGAACACCGGGTAGTCGAACCCCTCCTTGCGCAGCGCGTCCTCCATCGCGGCGAGGATCGCCTTCTGCTCCTCGCTGTTCTTCTCCTCGGCGAGGCGGTACCACCAGTGCGTCGTCGGCGGCGCGTTGGTGTCCATGAAGATGCAGGAGTAGCTCGCCCCGGCGCCGTCCTTCGTTGGCGGGTAGCGCCAGATCCGCGCGGCCAGCATGTCGATGATCGAGCGCGGGATCTCGCTCGCCTCGTTCACCCATGCGAAGGTGAGCTCGAGGGACTTCAGCTTCGCGATGTCCTGGTCGCGGTCGGCCGACACCGCGATGAGCTGGTGCTCGTACATCGTCCCGTCGCGCAACCGGAACCGCATCAGCCCACGGATCGGCGCGCTGTAGGTCCACTTCGTCAACGGCCCGAACCACTGATTCCACGTCTCGATCGACGTGGAGAGCAGTTCGGGGTAGGTGTTGCGCAGGATCGCGCTGCGCACCCGCCGCACCCCTTGCGAGTCCGGCGCCTGCAACTGCCCCAGCAGGAACGGCCCCCAGCAACACCCGACTGACTTGCCTGACCCGACTGGCCCGCGGATCCCGCGGATGATCGCCTTCGACTTCAGGAAGGCGTGAACCGTCGGCGCATCTTCCGACGGGCGAAACCGGAGCTTCGCCGGCTTGGCCGGTTCGACTCCGAGCACTTACTCTGGGGACCGCAGGGCGGAAGCGATCAGGGTGCCGCTCGCGCCTTTCATCTCGTCGAGCACCGCGTCGCCGGCGGCGCGCAGCGCCCGCTCGAGTTGCCCCTTCGTCACCATCATCGTCGGGTTGCCGACGCGGGCCGCTACCGCGGCGAGGAAGCTGTCGAGCTCCATCTCGAGGCGCATCTCCTTGTCGGAGACGAACATCACGAGCGGCGCCGCGGTCATCGGGCCGGCGGGCTTGAAGATGGTCACTGCCCGTTTCACAGCAGCGCGACCAAGCCGGCAACGAGGGCGATCTGTAGGCCGACGCCCATCAACGAACGAAGCCGCAGCGCTGGCGCGGCGGGCGGCTCGCCGATCTGCGAGAGGAGGAGGCTCATCAGACCCAACCCTCGATAACGCTCGGATCCACTTCCTCCCATTCCACGTGGACCGCAGCCTTCCAGGTTCCAGTCCCCGGCACCTCGACCGCCCGGACCACGAAACCCTCTTGGTTCTCGAACACGTAGGGCCACTCGTCAGCCGTTCCGCGCTGCCACAGCATCGCATTCTGGATGATCGTTGCGACGCTCGTCCCGACTTGCCCCGTCACCGTGCCGAAGGGCACGCCATCGAGCGTCTTGGTCCCCGCGCCGAGAGCCGCGGTCGTTGCGATGCGGACATCGTTCGCACCTAGGGCGGTCGTCGCGAAGTCGGTTCGCTTCTTCCCGTCGTTCGTGCCCCACGTGATGCCGGTTCCGCCTGTGCCAACCGCGGTCCATGACCGCGCAATGCGCCCTTCCAGCGTAATCGGTACGCCGGCCGCAAAGGCGGTCGTCGACACTGCCGCTGACACCTTCACCGAGCGAAGCAAGGCAAAGAGCGATGCGTGCACGAAGCGGAACTGGAAGAGCTCGCTGTTCGCCCCGAGCCCCGCCGCTATGACGCCGGTGTAGAACGACGCGCTGTAGGCGCCGCGGGCGCCGACATGCATCGGGTACGACGACACCCTCGCGGCGAAGTGGACGGGATCGACGATCTGCTGCGACGAGCCGTCCTTGCCAAGCAGCTTGAAGAGCCAGTTCACGTCAGTTCCAGCACGTCAGTTCCAGACCCATCGCACGCTGATCGGCCCGGTCGCCGGGAACAGCGAGTGCGCGTAGATCGTGAAGCCCGTCCCGGCGATGACGCTCCCGCAAGCGAACCGCAACAGCACGGGCCCCATGTCGTACTGCTCTGTGGCGTCCTCGCGCATCAGGAACGCCTCGGCGTGCGAGCCAGCGACGATTCCCGACTGCCCGGTGACGGCGACACTGCCCTCGCTCGTCGGAGACGACCCGAAGTCGAGTGTCGCCGTGCCCTGCGCACCCATCACGCCTCCAAGACGTAGGAGAGATGCCCGCGCACCCCCACGGCACCGCCGAGGTTGAGCACGAGCGCTTGGTTCACTGCCGTTTCGAGCCAGTGCCCACCGCCCGGCGGCACCGGCGGGGCCACACAGCCCCCGGTCGCGGCGAAGCTCATCGCGCCGGAGAGGTTCGTTGAGGCTCCTGATTTCCAGCGTACCGTCACCGCTGCGTCGGCCACCGCCAGATACGAGAGGACCTTGATCTTGCGCGTCGCATCGGCGGCGACGACGGTGTTGTCGCCCGAGCTCGCCGCGTCGATCGAAGCGAACGCAACAGCGAGGCCCCGGCGCATGTCGGCCTGCGTCGGCAGGCGAGCCGACTCCGGCGTGTACTGCGCGAGGTTGACCGCGCCGATCGTGTTCGCGCCCGCGGGCAGCGCCGGCAGGGTCAGTACGTCGACGTCGCCGATGTTGTTCGAACCAGCTGGCAGAGCGTTGGTGATCCCGGTCAGGGTCGTGACCGTGCCGATGTTCCAGGTGCCGGACTGCGTCACCGCCCCGATCACATTGGCACCGGTCGGCAGCGCCACATCTGTCGCGAGCACCACGCGCTGCGTCAGCGAGTTCACCGCCCCCGAGCCGCCCTGCACGCCCGCTTGGCCAGCGATCGGGTTGACCTTCGCCCGGTCAGACTCGTCCCAATCGTCGATGATCTGCAGAGCCGTCACAGCCGAGGCGAGGTTCCCGCCGGACTCCAGCGCGAGCAGCGAGGTGTTCAGGTTCGTGCCGGCGTTCGCCGTGACCGTGCCAGCAACGGTCACTGTGCCCTGCACCCGGGTGACATCGACATCCAAGCCGTTCGTGGTGTCGCCGCGGGCCCGGTCCCAAGTCGTGCCGTTGAAGAGGATCGCCGCGGCGCCCACGAGCGGCGTCGTCGGGTTGGAGGCGCCGTCAGCGAGCGCTGCGGCCGCCGGGAGCTCGGTGTCGACCGCGCCGGAGAGGCTGACCGTGCCGGTCACCGCGACGCTGTCCGAGCCGCTCGAGAGGCTCCACGTGCGCCCCGCCGACCAGGCGCCCGACTGCGTGACCGCCTGCGCCGAGAGAAACTGCACGGCGAGCTCGCCCGCCGCACTGACGAGGGCCACGTCGGTCCCGTCGTGCAGCTTGACCCGGCCAAGTAACCGTGCGTCGCGATCGCTCGGGTCGGTGGCCTGGGTGCCGCTGCCCGCGTTCGCGGTGACGGTCCACGCGCCGGACTGACTCACCGCCGGCGTGTTGCCGACGTTCACGTCGAGGCGGCCGCCCACCAGCGCGCTCGGGAGGCCCCCGGCGAGGAGCGTCCGCAGTCGCTTCAGGATCCCGACGACGGTGCCGTTGCCGGTCGCCTCGGCGTCGGTCGTTGCGCCCTGCGCGACATCGGCGCCGTCGGCCACTGTGACCGCGCCGCCGCCGCCGCCACCGCCGCCCTGCTCCTCCGGGACGAAGGTCAGGCTCCCGGAGTCGTAGACGAAGTTCGCGACCGCTTGCAGGTCGCCGATGCTCCCGAGCGCCGTCGGCCGGTCGGTCGACCGGTCCTTGGCGAAGAGGAGATCGCTCACTTGAGGAGGTCCGGATCCACGTCGATGATGAGATCCGGCGCCCGCTTGCCCTTGTCCTTGTCCTCGTTGTCGAGGTTGAGGGCCTGGCGCTGCAGCCGAATCTTCCGCTCGAGCACGTCCATCCGCGCCCGCAGGATGTTGGCGAGGCCGTCGCCCTTGCCGAAGCTGATCGAGTCGAGGCTGATCGGCCGCGGGACCTCCGGTGTGCCGACGTCGATGTCGCGCGGCGCGCCGTCGATCCCGAGCCAGCCGCGAATCAGGCGCTTGAGCTGCGCGAGTTCCTGCTCGAGGTCGGTCAGCTCGCGGATGTGGCCGAGCACGACATCCGCTCCGCGAGCGGCAGCGGCGGCGACGAGGTCCGCGTCGGTTACGCGCGAGGTTGCGCCTGCAACCGCGTCTGCATCCTGTGCGCTTTGACTGGCGATTCCCCTCTGGACCGTCGCGTTGGTCGCCGCTCGGACTTGATCGCTGAGGTCGCGCTTGATCCCGCGCTTCGCCATGTGCTTGTCGATCGCTGCGCGGCTGACCTTGTACTGCCGCGACAGCTGCGCGACGGACGTCTGCCCGACGCGGTACTCGCGCTCGATGGCTTCCCAATCCGGTGGAGTGCGTTTCGTCGCCATGAAAAAATTGCGGCGCCCGAGAGCGCCGCGAAGGGGAGGGTCAATGGAGGAGAAAAGGCTACGGGGACAGCTGTCCACCGTAACGAAACGCGATGATTCGCGTGTCCCGTTGATCCGTCAATAGCCGAATATGGCTACTGCGGTAGCCGTGCACGGTTTCACGTGGAACGTGGTCGGGCCGGCGACGCCTTTCGGCATGGACGCGGGAGTCCCCGCGGTCGCCGGCCCGTTTGCTCAGGTGATCGTGAGCGGGCGGATCACGCGGAGGATGCGCTCCGGGATGCCGCCGAGGTCGCGCTGCGGCTTGATCGTGAGCGGTGGCGAGCGGGGCACCCACACCCATGTGCCGCCGTCCCACCTGACGCGGCCGTCGGGCAGCGCCCGGGCTGGTGGCGTACCGCCGGGCTTGACCAAGATTCGATCGAACCGGAACGAGCAGCAGCGGTATGCGCTGACCGGGTCGAGCCATTCGTGGCGTCCGGAGCGGCAGCGCATCAGCGGCACCGCATCCAGTCGATAATGCCGTCCATGAGGTCGGGGTCGCCAGCGAAGAGGATGACGAGCAGGACGATCAAGACCAGCAGCCAGAAGTCCTCGCTCATCGGCAGGCCGCGCGGTGGCGAGCGCGGTTGCGCCGCTTGATCGCCTCGCGCTTGTCCTGCGCGACGGTGCGCCGGCGGCCGCCGTTCGGCGCAGAGGCGAGGATGCCGCGCTTCGCCGCGACCGCAGCAGGCTGCGGCGGGCCGACCAGGGCGGCGACGAACGCCGCGATACTGATCCCGCCGGCGCGGCGGAAGCCGGCAACGCCCTTCATGCCGGCAGGAACAGCCGCGGCAGCAGCCAGAGCAGCAGAGCGGCCGCGATGAAGGCCAGCGCGAACAGCCAGATCACGGCGGCCTCCATGCGGGTGCGCTCGTCGCGGAGATCCTGACGCTCCTGCTCAACCTCGAGCGAGGATTGATCGGGCGTCGACCGGATCAGGCGCAGTCGGTCACGGCGGGCGAAGTCGGTCATGGCTTACCTCCTGTGGTGGGGCCGACGCGGACCACGGAAAGCCGCGGCAGTAGGGTCTTGGGCTCGGCGCCGATGTCGATCCAGCGCCCCATCGGGGTGACGGCGACGATGCGGGCCTCCTCGGCGGTCACCTTCCCGGCGCGGAACAGCTGCTCGAGCGAGTCCGCGGCGAGGCCGTCCGGCGGGGTGGCGACGATGACGGGGGTGTGGGTCATGCCGCCACCTGCTGCGCCTGCTCGGCGAACTGCGCCGCGACGACCGCGCTCGCCTTGATGCAGGCGACGGCGATGCTGACCTCGCGGCGGATCTCGGGCCAGTCGAGCGGTCTTGTCATGTCGGCGTCCCTCCTTGTAGCCATCTTAGGCTACTGCCGACTGTTGTCAAGCCTTTTGTGGCTACTCGGTGCGCGCCATCACGATCCCGGCGTCGACCAGGCGCTCGTGGAGCTTGGCGTCGATGTCGTCCTTGATCGGCTGCAACCGGTCGGCGATCGCGTTGACTGCCTGCCGGGCCTGCTCGGTCCGGCAGCGAAGCGCGGTCTTGATTCGTCGCCACCCGACTTGCTTGTAGCCGGCGAAGCGCAGCAGGAGGAGGTCAATCTCGCGGGAGCCCGCTCGAGCCCGGGCCCACTCCGGGAGGCCGCCGGCGACGTGACGGCGCAGCACCGCGGACTCCTCGGGGGTGGTGGCGCGGCCGTAGTAGTACCGGGCGAAGCAGATGCACAGGTTGTAGTCGACGAGGAGTTGCTTCCCGCGGCGCTTCGCCCGCGCGCCGGCGCCGTGCCAGCGGCGTGGATCGAATACGGCCTCGAGGTGCCCGACGATCTGCGCCGCTTGGGCCAGTCTCTCGTCCCGGGCGAGCTCCGCTCCCCTGCCCCGCACGCTCGGATCGAGGATGCTGCGCGCCGAGGGGTGCTGCGCCATGACGGCGTAGGCCCATCGAAGGGCGGTGTGGACGGAGAGGAAGCGGGCGGTCAATCGCCGATCGAGCTCGAGATATGCCCGCCCGGCACCAGCACGTCGGCGCGGTGCGCGGTGTCGAGGACATCGCGCGCCCACGCCATCGCCTTCGTGGCGTGCTCGCGGCAGGACGCGGCGTTGCTGAACTCGAAGCCGCTGACCTTGATCCTGACCTTGCCCATGCGGTCGGCCTCGATCACGATGCGGCCGGGTTGCTTCAGGTCGGCGTAACACGCCTCGTCTGTGGACAGGACGTAGCCGCCCATCACCGCGGCTCCACGCTGATGCCGTCGGGCAGCTCGACCCACGCGCGAACCTTGTGGATCGGCGCGTCCTTCAGGCCCGCCATGTCGGAGCGGACCTGCGCGATCGGAGTCCCGAGGGCGTCCCGGATGACGACGTTGTTCGCGTACACCAGGGCGCCTTCACCGCGGTCGATCACGATCACCGGCTCGCGGTTCTTGGGGTTGCGGATGTTGGAATTCATGTACAGCCGGATCATCGTCGCACCTCACGTTCGCCACGTTGCTCCGGAGCGGATGTTGTCGATCGCGCTCCATCCCATGTGATACACGCGGGCGATGGCGGCAACGGCCTCACCTCGCGCCAACCTAAGGCGTATCTCGTCCACCTGCTCTTGCGACAGTTTCGCACGCGGTGAAGCCGCGCCTCGCGGACCGGGGCGAGCAGATCGAAGGCCAGTCCGCAGCGCGTGCTGCTGATTTTCCGTATCGGTGACCCACTCCAGATTCGTCGCGGCGTTGTTGGTCTTATCGCCGTCGAGGTGATTCACCGCGCGCTTGCCTTGGGCGTTTGGGATGAACGCCTCTGCCACCAAGCGATGCACGAGTCGCTGCTCCACGCGGCCCGCCGTGGTGTCGGTCAAGAACACCTTGAGGTAGCCGCCCGGGTGTGACAGGAGTCGCAACACCTTCCGCTTAACGTGATAGATGGTGCCGTTTCGTCGCGAGATGGCGCGCGCGACCGAGTACACCTCGCCGGCGTCAGTGACTTCGTAGAACCCTTCCCATCCAGCTACGGGCGCGGCACGGATCATTCGCGCACTCCCAGGTATTGGCAGATCGCGCTGCGCGCCTGCCACCAATCGGTACAGATCGCGGTCTTGTAGCCGGCGCGCGCGTACCGCTCGCCCCAGTCGCGCTGCTTGATGCTCAGGACCTCCCCGGGCGCCTTCATCTCGATCCGCAGGCCGTGGTACCCGCCAGAGGGCCAGTCGAGCGCAACGTCCCAAACTCCTGACTCAAGTCCCTCGGCGTGCATCCACACCCGGCCGATGTCGGTCCTTGGGGCAGCATTCGGGACCGCGTAGAGGTTCAGCAGCGCCGGGATCCGCCCACGCTGTGCGCGCGCCCACGTGAACAGGGCGGATTGATGCTGGTGCTCGATCGCGAGTTTCTTCTTGCGAGAGGCGCTGGCTCCCTCGGGGCGTTGCGCGCTCAGTTGAGCGGCGCTCATGCCGACCTCCGTTCCGCTAGTTTCACGAGGTCCCGGAACACCGCCTCGGCCCGGGCGTCGACGTCGTGGCGCTGGATGTCGATCCCTTGGCGGACTAGTTCTCGCCGCCGCAGCAGGTTCGAGTGCCGCCGGAACCAGAGTTCGACTTCGAGGGTGTGCTTTACGGCGAGGCGGTGGAGCTCGTGCTGCGCGAGGCGCGCCTGGTTGTCGATGCGAACGTGGATCACGTGTCGCACGCGCTCGAGGTCCCGGTCGAACTGCTCGAGCATCACGCCGCCTCTGGACTGCCGCCGAGCTCGCGGCGGTAGCGCTTCTCGATCTTGCGCAGGCCGTCGAGTTTCGTCGCCAGCTGCTCTGGCGAGGCGACGACCTTGAGCTTGTGCATCTCGGTGACCCACTCGTCGGTCGGATCCTTCTTCGGGACCGGGAGGCTGCGCACCGCGCAGCTGTAGGCGACGATGAACGCCCAATCGCGGGGGCTGACGAGGTTGTGCGGCAGCACTTCCAGGCGCGACAGCAGGTGCAGCGCCTCCTCCGCGGGCGAGATCGGCGTCTCCGCGGGGGCTTCGGCCGGCGCCGTTTCGGAGCCGCCGGCCGCCGTGGGCTCCACCGACGGCTGCTCCGCGCCGCCGGCTTCAGGTGCGCCCTCTCGGGGGGGTGTATCCGTTACAGCACCCGCCGCATCGAGCGGCAGGCCGAGCTGGTCGGGCTGCGTCTCCATGATCTTGTCCTCGAGCCCGAGGTACTGCTCGCCGTTGTCGAGCACGATCAGGATGCTGGTCCCGGTGTAGTCGGCGATGAGGTGCGAGAGGTCCGATCGGCCCATCTTCAGGACGACCTTGACGCCGTCCTTGAACGTGACGGAATCGACCTCGGCCTTGAAGTTGGTCTGCGCGTCGGACACGATCAGCCGTGTCGCGGTGCGCACGGTCGCCATGACGTCGTCGCGGATCTCGCGCAGCGCGACGCCCTGCTCTTTCTCCGTGAGCCAGGACCAGGGCTTGTCGAGCGACTTCCACTGCTTCAGGAGCGCGCGCATCAGCTCGCCGGCGATGAACTGGCGGGCGAGATGCTCCGGGTACTTCTCGGTGAAGGCGGGATCGGCGTTCTCGGGCGCCGGCGTCGGTTCGGTTGGTGCGTTCATGTCGTTCTCCTCGTTGTGTTCAGGCGGCGCGCGCGGCGCGCTCGACGAACTGCTCCGGTGTCGTACGGCCACCGAGGCGGATCTCGAAAAAGCCGCCGCGCTTCGGGTGATGGCAGAGCCAGAGTCGGGCAAGCGATGGGACGAAATTCCCGTTCACCTTGTACTCGGCGTCGGGGCCTTTCTCGGCGATCGCCGTCTCGTGGCGAAGCCACTCCACGATCGTGCGGGCGCTGTAGTGACGTCGACCGCGGCGCCAGATCCGATCGGCCTCGCGCTCGAAAGCGAACCACACCTCGGGGTTCTGCTCGAGCCAGGCCGCAAAGCCGTCGACGAAAATGTCGGGCTTCGCCGCGACGAAGGCGAGCGCGGTGCGAATTCGAGCGGCGTGGTCGAGGTCGAGCACGCGCCTACGCTGCGTCCACGATCGGCACGTCCTGCCACTCGCCCCACACCGCGGCGATGGTCGGCTGACCGCCCGGACCGTGTGTATGCGGCGGCACGATTTCGTGCGGCGTCCAGTAGTGCTGATGCAGCGCAATCTCCCCGCGCCGGTACTGGAGCGCGTCGACCGACATCCACTTCCCGGCCTGGCCCTCGATCACGATCCACTGCTTTCGCCGCACAACGCGCAGCTCGATGTCGCCGACGAACCGGGGTTGGGCGTCGCTCATGGCCGTCCTTTCAACTTCTCGGAGAGCAGCGAGTACAAGCTCCACCACGCAGCGACGGTCAGCCACGCGACGATCAAGAGCAGAAACCACTTGCCCGGCAGCAAGGTAAGCCCCGCGAACAAGCCTCCGATGATCGCGGTCGATAGCGCGGCAGCCTTCAGGTTCATGCAGCCCTCCTTCGTTGCCCCCACGCCGCATTGGCGTCCAGCCGCAGCCGCAGCGCGGCCTCTGCGCCCCTGTGCTCCTCGACCCCTGCGAGGTACTCGATCGCCGCCTGGAGGCCACGCTCGGCCCGCCATGCGACGAGCCAGCGCACCTCGCAGGCGTGTCGGTGCGGCTCTGTCTTGGCGTAGCGCGCGAGGACCGACTCCATGTGCTCCTCGCTCGTCACGCGCTTGACTCCGGCGCAGAAAAGTGCATCATTGCTCCTGCGGGTCGCCTTGATCCGCACCCCGCCCCGGGCCAAGGGGCACCAAGGAGATCCAAGCAATGTCCGACTCCACCGTCAGCAGCACCCCCAAGCAACGCACCATCACCCTGACCGGCCGCCCGCCCGTGAAGATCCGCGAGGATCAGTGGCCGGTCATCGCGCGCGCCGACTGGCACGACGGCGGCGAGCACCCGAGTCGTGCAAACCGCAGCGCGTTCTTGCGCGTGCGCCAGCACGCCGACGGTCGCGCGCTCGTCTACGGCGGCACGTCGACCAACTGGCAGGGCGAGCGTGATCTCAAGGCCGGAGCACTCCTCACGCCAAGCGCCGACATCCCCGCGGCAATCCGGCGCGTCGCCGAGTCTCTCGGCCACGACGGTCAGCACAGCGCGCTCGTGCAAGACTGCATCGCTGACCTGCCGGCAGAGGAAATCTGACCTGACTACGCCCCCGCTTGCGCGGGGGCGCCTGCCCGACTCCATGTGCTCGGCGGGGGTCATGCGGTTTCTTCGGAGTGAATCAACAAGTCCTGCTCGGCTTCGCGACGCCCCGCGGCCGCAACAGCGATGTTCTTCTCCGCCTGCCGGTAGTAACTCGGCTTGAGTTCAACGCCGATCGCCTTCCGGCCCGCGAGGAGCGAGGCATAAACCTCCGATCCGACACCCATGAACGGCGTGACGACCGTCTCGCCTGGGTTCGACCAAAGCGTAAGCACGCGGTCGATCACGTCGAGCTGTAGCGGATGGACGTGCTTCTCGTCCTCCTCGTCGCGCGCCTGCTTGAACGGCAGGACGCGGCTGATGCGGATGTCGTCCCAGAAGGCGGAGGCGTACTGCCGCCAGATCCAGTGCGAGTATCGGTTCTCGATCTGGTTGCCCTTCCAGCCTCGGAACGCCAGCACGTCGCGCGGAGGTTGCCGCTCTCCAGCGTAGTCGAGCAGCCCAGCGGGGTGCGCGATCGGAACCGCGTTCTCGCCGTTGCGGCGGAACACGAGCAGGTAATCGGCTGACGCGACGCTACACCGCGAAGAATCATCGACGATAGTCTTGTGCGCTAGGTTCTTCGCCATCGTGCGATTGCGCACCCCGAGCGGCTCCTTCCAGATAGCGTAGCGGGCGATGTAGCGCCAGCCCTCGCGCTCGTGCAGGCGAATGATGTCTCCGGGGAAATCGATCAGGTAGTCGATGCCGCTGTTGCCGCTCGGCACGTCCATGCAATGCACCGCCGTCATGCGGCCCGGCAACGTGAGTCGGTGAAGTTCGCGCACCACGAAGCCGTAGTGCTCAAAGAACTGGTCGTAGTCGTCGGCGTTAGACAAGTCTCGGTCGCTGGAGCTGTAATGGAACAGCCCGCCGAAAGGGGGCGAGTACACCGAAAGATGCGCTGACTGCGCCGGCAGCGCCGGAAGAACTTCGCAGCAGTCGCCGAGATAGATCGCGAAACGATCGGTGATCTTCTGTGCTGCTACAGCCACGCCGGGGACTCCTCTTTCTTGGTGTACGTTGCCGCGCGCTCGATGGAGGTCGCTGCGCCCATATGGGCGACGAGGCTGTCGAACATGCGTGAGGCTGCTATCGCCTTGCGCTGAAGGTTAGCGAGGACGCTCTTCTCGCCCTCCGTCGTCACAACGTCCACGACGACAGGGCGCTGCTGTCCGAACCTCCAGCAGCGCCGCACGCCTTGGTAATACTGCTCAAACGAGTGCGATGGGAAAAACACGACGTGCGCGCAGCGCTGGAAGTTGAGCCCCCATGCGCCGATCTTGGGTTTCGTGACGAGAACGCGCGCCTCGCCCGAAGCAAAGGCCATGAACTTGGCCTCCTTTTCCTCGTCGGAATCTTGGCCGCTCACCTGAACGGCAGACGGAATCAGCCGCTCCAGAAGGTCGCCCTCCTCGTTCAAGTGACACCACACAAGCGACTGCCCGGCATCGCGGCCTGCCAACTCTGCGGCTTTCTCGCAGCGCTCCTTGATCGTGCGGCGTCGCTCCTCTCGCTGTTCTTTCAACCCGACGGCCGGAAGAGCGAAGAGGAGGCCATCCGGGAGCGTTTCGGCGGACACGAGATGGTCGCGCTCAATGAGCGGCGGCAACACGAAGCGCTCATCAGTGAACCCAAGGTCGGACGGCTTACGGATCGCCCGCGCCCACGAGCACACCCAGCGCCAGAACGGCACTTCGGCGTGTCCTTTGAAGCGCCACTTCGCTCCATCGTCCTTGGCGGCGAAGTTCTGTTCGTGGTGGCGGTACATCAGCGGCTTGATCGTGTTGCCCTGGTCGTTCTTGAAGAAGCGCGAGAGCATGTCCATGTAGCCGAGGTAGCCAAGGGCTTCGCTGCTCGTGCCGAGCTCGACGTAATCGTTCGGAGCTGCGGTCGCGGTGCAGAGTAGGCGATACGGCAAGCCCCGCATGAACTGCGTTATCTGCGCTTTTCGCTCGCCGTCGAACGACTTCAAGATACTCGACTCGTCGCACACAACGCCAGCGAAGTCAGCAGCATTGAAGTGATGCAGCCGCTCGTAATTCACCACGTTGATGCAGGCCAGCTTCGGCGTACCACCAAGCGGTCTGGCACATTCGATGCCAAACTTCTCCGCTTCGGCGATCGTTTGATGGGACACGGCAAGCGGCGTCAGAACCAGTACCGGCTTCGCGGTCTTGCGCACGACGTTCTCCGCCCACACCAACTGCTGCGGCGTCTTGCCAAGACCGCAGTCCTCGAGCAGCGCGGCGCGCCCCTTGCGGATCGCCCACTCCACGAGCGCGGCTTGGAAGTCGAACAGGAAGCCCGGCATCCAGACCGGGGCAAAGCCGGTATCGGCGCCCCGCTGCGCCTTGCGCGCCAGAAAGTCGGCGTAGCTCACCCCACCCACCGCCACTTCCCGCCGATGAGGTCGTCACCGACTGGTTTCACGGTGCGCCCCGGTCGGTTGTGCCAGAGGTGCGCCGGACCTCCGGCGTCCTCCTTGTCGAGCCGAAAGCCTGCCGCCCTTAGACTCGCCCCCCCCCTCCTCCGGTAGGGTGTAGGTGTAGATCTCACGGAAGCCCATCGCGCGAGCTGCGCGCCGCGCTGCGCCGTACAGCGCAGAGCACGCATTGCGCGCGCCGTCAGTGCAGACGCGGCGCACTTCGCACGCGAAGCGGTTGCGCTGCAGGGCCGGCGCCACCGGCCGCCCGACGATCGCGACGCCGCGCAACCCGCCGTCGTCCTCGACGCCGATCGAGAACTTCGCGCCCGGCACCGGATCGTTGTGGCGATGCAGGCGGAACACGAAGTCGTTCGCTTCGGCGAGGTCGATCGGGACGATGCGCAGCGTCACGCCGGGGCCTCCTCGCGCGCGATTTCCTCCATCAGCCGCTTCACGGTGGCGTTGCAGAACCGGCTGTCGTGCAGCCACGGCCCGTCGCCGGCGCGGAGGTACACCCGCGCCCGAAGGGGCACGATGTCGCCGCTGCTCACGAGGCCGTACTCGGCGGCCTTGACGCGGACCCCCTCCGGCGAGCGCCACCACTGCGCGCGGTCGAGCGGCGCGATAGCCGCGCCGCTGCCGGCCTTCAGCTTCACCGGGTAGACGTCCTGCCAGTCGTTGCGGATCGACTGCTCGAGCACCGCGACCGGATCCTCGCCGGCGGCGCGTAGCTTCTCCAACTCGATTACGACGAGCTCGCGCGCCCGCTCGGTCATCGGCTTGCGGATCTTCCGGCGCATCGCCTCGAAGGCATCCCACACCGGACCAGGGATCCACCCCGGCGGGACGAACAGCGGGCCCGTCGCGCGCTGTTTCCCCCTTGCATCCCCCTTCAAGGAAGAAGAACTACTAAGAGAGAGAGGCGTAGACGCCGAATCGTCTACAGGACCGTCTACACGACCGTCGCGCCAACGCGCCTGTCGTTCGGCCTTAAGTGCCCGATTCTTCGCGCTTTCGCTGGTGTGGCGATCGAACTTCGGGATGCCGACGCCGCGGCCGGCGGGGTCGTCGCCGAGCCATCCGACCTCGCGCAGCGCTGTCGCGAAGCCTTCGTGTAGAACGAGCGCGTCTATATCAGCGTCTACAGCGCCGACTACAATACCGTCTACAGAATGGGCGTTGAACCACCCCCACAGGCGGATCACCTTGCCGAGCGCGTCGTCGCGCGTGACGCCGAGGCGCCGGGCGATACCGAGGACCTCGGGCTTGTCGATGGTGGAGAGCTCGACCTTCATCCAGTCCCCCGGCACACGCCCTACTCCGGGTCGTCGAACGCGAGTTGCTCGGCGCTCGCCACCTGGGCGAGATGGCGCCGGGCGAGTTGAAGCAGCGGGTCGATGTCCTTCGGGTCGTAGCAGCGCAGTTCGACCGGCACCGCCTTGAGGCCAACCGCGGCGAGGAGCTTGGCGAACTGCTCGAGGTCGCCCTCAGATTTCAGCCGACTGATCGTCGACTCGGCGACGCCTAACTCCTTGGCGACGTTGGATTGTCCGACACTCGCAAGGCGAGACAAGATCGCGGAGAAATTCTTGCGCGCCCTTTCCAACTGACCAATCGAGACTGTCGTCATCGTGACGTACCTCCTCGTGGCCCTAGTGGTGCTCTCGCCGACCGACACGACCGGCGTGAACCTCGGCGTCTACCCGGACAAGCCCGCCTGCGACCGCGCGCGGCTCCATCAGGTCCGGCTCTCCAAGGCGAGGGAGCGCCCGACGTACATCGGCTGCGTTCCCCTCGACGTGCTACGCTGACCGTTTCCCATGTCCACCTGGCTCGGCCTCTTCGGGTTCTGGCTGGCGGCGACCGCCGTCTGCTTCGTGCCGGTGACCCTTGGTTCAGCGCGGCTCGGCTACCGCCTGCCCGCGGGGCGGCGCTGGCTGATCGCCGCCGGCTGCGGGCTGCTGCTCGCCGGCGCCGGCTGGAACGTCAGCGGGTACTTCGATGCCGCGAAAGTAGCGAACGAGGCGATCGACCGTGGACGCCCGCGGGTCGGTCTTGCCCTGCGCGACCTTGACCAGCGTGTCCTTGGGAACCCCGCTTGCTTCCGCGATCGACGGCCACTGCCCCTTCTTCTGAGCTAGCCGCTCCATCACATAGTCGTAATCGGTCTGCATGGCGGGACATTCTAGCCATAGACGGCTTCTACGCGCAAGCCTCACATGGCCGGTAGATCCCGACACAATGCTGCCTATGGCTAGCTCGTTCGAGCTGCTACACCGGCGGATCAAGGCAGCGATCGACAGCGGTGGCCGGACTCAAGCTGAGCTCGGCCGGCTGTCGAAACTCGGTCAGGGCGCCTTGGGGCGCCTCTACCGCCTCGAAGGGAACCCCACCCTCTACACGCTCGACGCGATCGCGCGCGCCCTCGGCGTTCCGCCCTGGCGGTTGATCGAGCCCGCGGAGGAGAACCGCCGCACCGCGCTCGAGGACCGCATCTGGGGAATCATCGACCGGGTGCCGACGGACAAGCTGGACGAACTGCTGCGAATCCTGGAAGGCGTCGACCGCCTCCTCGGCATAGAGGAACCGAGCTCGTCGCAGCGAAAACCCAAGCCGCCGAGAAACGTGAAGTAAGTCACGCATTACCTGTCCATGACAGGTAACGATAGGCCGGTGGTGCGTGTTAGATTGACGCGCACATGAAAGAAATACTCGATCCGCTCGGTTCGGAGGAAGCCGAAGCGATCTGCGCGACCCTGCGCGGGATGACCCCCGAGCAGCGCGCGGTCGTCCACGACTTCGTCCGGTTCGTGGCCTCCATCGACCCCGCCGCGGCGCCCAAGGCGCCCCGCCAGGCGTCCCGCCGCCCGAAACTCCGCATCGTCAGGTAGTCGTCAAGGTTCAAGCCGGTCGCGGCTACTGTCCGCTCGAAAATAGCCGTCTGTGGCTTGACTAGTCGTTTGTGGCTTGGTATCGTCGTGGCACCATGACCGACGAAACCAGCCGTCCCAAGCCCCGGGTGTCGATCCTGTCCCGGGCGTTCAAGTGGCGCTCGAGCGCCGCCACGAACGTCGCCGACACCATCGCGCGCGAGAAGCGGCGCCTGGCTGCGATCGCGAAGGCCGATGCCGCAGAACGCGCGGAGAAGGTCCGGCCTCTCATCAGGAAGCCCAAGGAGGTGAAGCCGTGAACGCGCCCGTCGTCTACGCGCAGCCGGCGCTGCCGGCGCAGCAGTTCTCGTACGCCGAGCTCGAGAAGATGGCGCTCGCGATCGCGAAGTCGAAGCTCTTCGGCATGGAAACGCCAGAGCAGGCGCTCGCGCTCTGCCTGATCGCCCAGGCCGAGGGCCTGCACCCAGCGACCGCGGCGCAGGAGTACCACATCATCCAAGGCCGCGCCGCCCGCAAGGCCGAGGCGATGCTCGCGCGCTTTCAGCGCGCTGGCGGCAAGGTGGAGTGGCACGCCTACGGTGATGACGGATCCGAGGCGACGTTCTCTCACCCGGTTGGCGGTTCGGTCCGCGTCAGGTGGGACATGGCGAGGGCGAACAAGGTCAAGAGCTGGAACAGCAAGAAGGAGGCGTGGGAGCCGCTCGCCGACAAGGCGAACTACCGCTACTGGTCGCGCGAAATGTTCCGCTCTCGCTGCATCAGCGAGGGCGTGCGCACCGTCTACCCGGCCTGCCTTGGCGCGGCCGGCATCTACACCCCGGAGGAAGTCGCCGACATGGCGCCGGGCGAGCCGATCGACGTAACGCCAACCGCCACGGTCACGGTGGAGCAGCCTCAGAAACGCACCGAGCCCTCCTCGCAAACGCCGTCGCGCCCGACCTCCCCGGGTGAGGCGGCTCCAAAGACGGGGCAGCAAGAGCACCCGCCGGCGGGCGAGGCGCCGGCGGGTGCCAACGGGAACGGGAAACCGATCACCGAGGGCGCGAAGTCGATGATCCGCGCAGCGCTCAAGCGCGCCGCGCTGTCCGAACTCGATCTCGCCGGGCAGTGGGGCGAGATCGACCACATCACCTTCGCCAAGGTGAACGACGTGCTCGACTGGATCAAGGCGAACCCCGGGAAGGCGGCATGAGCGCCGTCCCCGCCCCGCGCCTCGACTTCGACGAGGCCACGCATACCTACCGCCTCGACGGTCGTGTCATCCCGCACGTGACCGGCGTCCTGTCGAGCCTCACCGACTACAGCCACATCCCGCAGGAGGTGCTGCGGCGGGCCCAGGACGAAGGCAGGGCGATTCACGCGATGGTGGAGCTCGACATCCGCGGCGAGCTCGACGTCGACGGCCTGCCGCTGTGGCTCGCCCCGCGCTACGCGGCGTGGTGCAAGTTCAAGCGGGAAACCGAGTTCGAGCCGATCGTGGCCGAGTACCGCATGGCCTGCCCGCGGCTGCGGGTCGGCGGGACGCTCGACATCGTGGGGTACGTGCACGGCGAGCGCCGGCTGATCGACGCGAAGCGCTCGCTCTACGCCGGCCGGGCGATCGGCTACCAATTAGCCGCGTACAAGATGCTGTGGGAGCGCGAGTTCCCGCTGCAACGCATACGCCGGCGGCACGCGCTCGTCCTCAACGACAACGGGACGTACCGCTTCCCCGAATTCACCGATCCGAACGACGAGGCCGTGTTCCTGGCGTGCCTCACGATTCACAACGCCGGGATAGAACTTCATGCGACCAAACACGGTTGACGATTTCTGGCGGTTCGTGGAGAGAGTGCCAGGCTTTGAGTGCTGGCTCTGGATCGGCAAGGACACCGCCTACCGTTATGGCGCGTTCAACTTGGCGGGGCGCGTGCACAAGGCGCACCGCCTTTCTTGGGAGATCGCGAACGGCGATGTACCGGACGGGCTGCACGTGCTGCACCGCTGCGATGTCGGCTTTTGCGTGCGCCCGGCGAGAGGCAAGTAGACCTCGCTGCTGCATTCGGGGTCTATCAAACGACGATCAGCAAAATTGTGCGCGGGGAGGCATGGGCGCACGTCAAGGAGGCTACAGCATGAACAACACCGTCACCGCTCCGACTACTTTCGAGCCCCAGGTCGCGCGGGTCGCGATGACCCCCGAGGCCACGCGCATGGTCGCCCGCGCCGGCGTGGTGGTCCAGGAGGCCGAAGGCTTCGTGATCGACTGCAAGGAGATGGCCGACTTCGCGCAGCAGCAGCGCCGCGAGGCTCGGCAGCTCGCAAAGGACCTCGATGCCACGCGCCTCTCGATCACCGAGCCGCTACGGGTGGCCGAGCGGAACACCAACGGCTTCTTTGTCCCCTTCGCGCGGTCGGCGGAGCGCGCCGCGACGATCTACGGCCAGAAGATCGACAAGTACATCGCCGACGAGCAGGCGAAGGTCGACGCGGAGCGCCGCCGGATCGAAGATGAGAACCGCAAGGCGCGCGAGAAGGCCGAGCAGGAAGCCGCGGCCGCGCGTGCCAAGGCCGACGCCGAAGCCGCCGAGGTGCGCCGGCAGGCCGAAGCCGCCGAAGCGGCGCGCCGCAAAGCCGAGGAGGAAGGCAACGCCAAGGCGGCAGCAAAGGCCGCAGCCGAAGCCGCGGCGCTCAACGAGAAGGAGCGCCAGGCGCTCGAGCGCGGCGAGCAGAAGGCGCAGACCGCGATCCTCGCCGCCGCGGCGCCGATCGTCGCACCGATCGAGGCCCCCAAGGTCGCCGGGTACTCGCAGCGCAAGAACTTCGTGGGGCAGCTGGCGCAAGGGGTCGTCGACGACAAGGCCGCGATCCGCCTGATCGCCGCTGCGCTCGCCGAGCGCCCGGAGCTTGTCGCCTACCTCGCGCTCGACTGGAAGGCGATCAACGGGACTGCGAAGGCGCAGGAAACCGCGTTCAACGTGCCGGGGCTCGTTGCCGTCAACCGGCCCATCGGCCAGAGCACAGGAGGGAAGTGACATGGAAATGCGCAAGGTCGACTCGAAAATGCTGTCCCACGTCGGCTATGACGAGGCCACCGAAACGCTCGCCGTGACGTTTAAGGGCGGCGGGACCTACCACTACCCCGGGGTGCCGAAGGACCTGCACGAGAAGTGCTGCGGCGCCGAGAGCATCGGCTCGTTCTTCGCCCGTGAAATTCGCGCGAAGTACAAGGGCACCCGCCAGGACGACGTGTGACCAAGGCCGAGGAGATGCGCCGCTGGCGGCGCGCGAATCCCGATGGCGATCGCCGTCGACGGGCGCGCGCGAAGCGCCGGCTGCGCCGTGCCGCGGCGGTGCGCCGGCTGATGCCGGCGTGGCTCACCGGAGCCCGCGCGTGACCTGGGGCGACCGCGCTGTTGGCGCTGTTGTCGGCGCGGCAGCTGTCGTCGCATGGTCGACCGAGGAACCACGCCAGTACGTCCGCGGCTGCATCGAGCGCGCGCCGCGCGCAACCTACCTCGTCGAGGAGCGCATGGGAATCATCAGGCCGAACGTCATCGTCGACTTCTCCGAAATCAGTTACGAGAACGGCGAGCGCGAGATCGTCGGGTGGGATGTCGCCCGCAACGAGGCGCTGGTGCAGCTGATCTACTTCCCCGGCGGGTTGGGCGCCGCGAAGCGCAAAGCCTACGAGTCCGGCGAGGGCCTGTTCGTCGCCCCGGGCGACGGCCCTCCCATCTGGCTCGCACGGGCGACGTGGATCCTGAACTACGTCACGAAGGAAACCATCCGCCGCGGGATCGAGAGGCGCATCGAGGTCATCCAGCGGGCCCGCGAGGACGAGGCGGTGCACGACCCGCTCACCGACGACTACGTCGAACGGACGAAGCGTGAGGGGTTCAAGGTGTAGCCAAAGACTGTGAGGGCGCCATATCAGCGGAGCGAGCCAAAGGCTCAGAGAGCGCCACGATTCGGGAGCGAGCCATTCCATGCGAGAGAGCCAATCCCCGCGAGCGAGCCAGAGCGGCGAAGTGAACCATCCATGGTGAGCGAGCCATGCTGTACGAGAGAGCCAGTCGGCGAGAGCGAGCCACTGATCATGAGAGAGCCAGACAGCGCGAGCGAGTCATGACCGCAGAGAGTGCCACGATAGGTGAGCGAGCCAGGGTGACGGAGTGCACCATGATCTATGAGCGAGCCCGCAGCGCCGAGAGAACCAGAGACCAGGAGCGTCCACAATGAACGACCGCACTGAACCGGAAGCACTCGTTTCGGTCGAGCGCCTGACGCGCGACCTTGCTGCGAGCTCGACGTCGTTGAGCGCCGACGAAGCGCGATTCCTCGTCGACGCCTACTACATGATGCAGCGCGACCGCATCCGCGCCGGCAATCAAGCCCGAGCCCTCTCGGAGTCCGGGGAGCCGCATACCGTGATCGCGTGGCTCGCGACGCAGTCGGACTCACTCGAAGGGCAGATTGCCCGCGCGCTCGACAGGTACAGCGCATCGCAGCCTCTCGGCGAGTGGGCGCGCTCGATCGTGGGAATCGGCCCGGTGATCGCCGCCGGCCTCCTCGCCCACATCGACGTCACGCGAGCGCCGACTGCCGGGCATGTTTGGCGTTTCGCGGGGCTTGATCCGACATCGCGGTGGGAGCGCGGCCAGAAGCGCCCGCACAACGCGAGCCTCAAGACGCTGTGCTGGAAGATCGGCGAGAGCTTCGTGAAGGTGAAGGGCAACCCGAACGACGTGTACGGCAAGGTCTACGCAGCCCGCCGCGAGCTCGAGGGGCAGAAGAACGAGCGCGGCGAGTACGCGGAGCAGGCAAAGGCCGTGCTGGCGGCGCGACCGACTCACGCGCAGGCAAAGACGTACCGCGATGGCAGGCTCCCCGACGGCCATCTGCACAGTCGCGCGAAGCGCTACGCGGTCAAGCTGTTCCTGGCTCACTACGTCGAAACGGGGCGAAAACTTGCCGGCCTGCCCGTCGTGCTGCCCTATGCGATCGCGATCATGAACCACGCGCATCTGATCGAGGCGCCTGCGGCGGTCGCCGACGAATAGCGATGCCCTGGTACCTCACCGAGTACGCGAACGGCTACAGCTCGCAGGTGTGGGGGCGCTCGTGGAGCCATGCCCGGCGCATCGCAAAGCGCCGCGGCCTCGGCGAAACGGTGATGGGTCTGTGGTCCAACATGCCGAACCCGCGCGGCACAGCAACGATGCCAGCGTCGGCCCACTTCCGTCGGCGCAGCCCTACGAAGCGCCAAGCGCTCGACGCCATCCACGCGCTCACGTTCCTCTGCCAGTTGGCGATCGCCGGCGGCCTCCTGAAAGCTGGCGATGTACTCGACGACTGTGGCCTGCTCCACGATGCTGTGCACGCCCTCTCGCACGGCCGCCCGAGGCGGGCCGAGATCATCGCGAGGATCGAGGCGCTCGAGCGCCTGGTGCCGGGGTATCTCGCGAGATGAGCGCCGGGCAGCGCTACCGGGAAAGAGTCCGAGAACTCGGCTGCATCATGGAGCGACTCGGTTTCGGGGCGGAGTGCTTCGCGAACAACGGTGGCGTCGAGATACATCACCCACGCGAAGGTGAAGGGGCAGCGCAGCGCGCAGAGGATTGGCTTGGTACGCCTCTGTGCTGGCAACATCATCAAGGCCCCCTCGGCATCCACCGCCTCAAAAGCTTCTACGCGCGCACGAAACTCGATGAGATGGACCTTCTCGCAGCAACGATCGAGGCGATGAACCGTGGCTGAAACGTCGATCCAGTGGACCGATGCCGTCTGGAATCCGGTGCGCGGCTGCTCGATCGTGTCGCCCGGCTGCACCAACTGCTACGCGATGAAGCAGGCGCATCGGTTCAGCGGCCCGGACGCCCCCTACGAGGGGCTGACGAAGCTCTCGCGCGGCGGGCCGGTGTGGACCGGCAAGGTGCGCCTGGTGCCCGAGCTGCTCGACACGCCGCTGCGGTGGAAGAAGCCGCGGCGGGTGTTCGTCAACTCGATGAGCGACCTGTTCCATGAGTACGTGCCGGACGCCTTCATCGACCGAGTTTTCGCCGCAATCGCGCTCTCCCCGCAGCACACTTTCCAGATACTCACGAAGCGGCCAGAGCGGATGCTGCGCTACATGACCGAGGACAACTTCGGGCGATGGGGCTTCATCGACGGCCGAGCGCGACAGATGTACTCGGAGCGCACCGGCAAGCAGTTTCCGACCGGCAAGGTCTTGCTTGGGCCTCTGCCCCATGTCTGGCTCGGCGTGTCGGTAGAGGACCAAGAGCGCGCCGACGAGCGGATCCCGCTGCTGCTGCAGACGCCGGCGGCGGTGCGGTTCGTTAGCTACGAGCCGGCACTCTGGCTCGTGGATTTCACCAAAGTCCGACGTGGCCGGCATGACATCGACGCACTGCGCGGCCAGTCGCGTGACGGCTACGGCGTGCAGCAGGAGGCGCGCCTTGACTGGATCATCGTCGGAGGCGAGTCCGGCCCCGGCGCGCGGCCGTTCGATGTTCGGTGGGCGCGCGACATCGTGCGCCAGTGCAAGGCGGCGGGTGTTGCGGCGTTCGTCAAGCAACTCGGCTCCCACGTCGCCTGGGACGGCCACCAGAACGCCGAGGAGCACTGGCCGGACTTCGAGGTGCCGCGCCATGAGGACACCGGGCGCGGCTACTGGCGCGTGTACCTGCGCGATCGCAAGGGCGGTGACCCCTCCGAGTGGCCCGAAGATTTGCGCGTGAGGGACTACCCGTCATGACCATGCTTTCCGACCTCGAATCGCTCGTGAAGCTGGCGGAGAAAGCTACGCCGGGGCCGTGGGCCGAATCGCAGTATCTCGACGACGGCCGTTGGGGCGTGCTCGGCGGGCACAGCAAGGACGCCATCGTTGTCGGGCTCACCTCTCGACTGACTGAGGGCGACGTGCGCCTCATCGCCGCTGCCGTCAACTTCGTCCGCAATCACGTCGATGAGTTGATCGACGCCGCCATGCAGCCAGGAGGCAACGACTGATGCCGATGTTCGAGATCAAGTCCCGATGGGATGGCCGCGTGCTGTTTGCGCTGGAATGCGGCTCGCTGAAACTGTGCGTTGAGGCGGCGGTAAAGAGCGGCGCAATCCTCGACGGCGCAATCCTCGACGGCGCAAGGCTAGACGGCGCAATCCTCGACGGCGCAAGGCTAGTCGGCGCAATCCTCGACGGCGCAAGGCTAGACGGCGCAAGGCTCGACGGCGCAAGGCTAGTCGGCGCAATCCTCGACGGCGCAAGGCTCGACGGCGCAAAGCTAGTCGGCGCAATCCTCGACGGCGCAAGGCTAGACGGCGCAAGGCTCGACGGCGCAAAGCTAGTCGGCGCAATCCTCGACGGCGCAAGGCTAGTCGGCGCAAGGCTCGACGGCGCAAGGCTAGTCGGCGCAATCCTCGACGGCGCAAGGCTAGACGGCGCAAGGCTCGACGGCGCAAGGCTAGTCGGCGCAAGCCTGAAGAATTGCAAGTGGGGTCCGCTCACCATCCAGCGGGCGCCGATCGCCATCTCCATCCCGAACTACTGGCAGGTCTACATCCTCGACTCGCACATGCAGATCGGGTGCGAGCTGCACTCGTTCGAGGAGTGGCGGAAGTTCAAGGATTCGCGGATCAAGTTGATGGACGACCAAGCGCTCGCGTTCTGGAAGCAGTACGGCCCCGCGCTGCTGGCGATGTGCGCGACGAGGGAGACAGGAGGCGATGCCTCCGGAGGGGGGGATGAATGGGCAACGCCATGCACATGAAGGCGCGCCCGCGATTGGTGCAGTGGCTATGCGGCGTGTTCTGGCATCAGGACCGCAACTACAGCGACGGGAAGATTCACTACGCCTATTGTCGGCGATGCGGATACCTGTTCGGGCATCCTTGGGGAAAACGAGAACCAACTGGTACGCACGCTCGCACCGCTGCCCGTTCAAAGCTCGCTTCCATACGAATGGCAAGTGGCTCTGCGAATGGCAAGTGGCTCTGCGGTCAGCATCACAAGCAGCACACACTCGCATATTCAAGGAAGCCGCAGAGCGCCAAGCCGCTTTCGAGAACGTCTCAACTTCAGTGGACTACGACAATGACTGCGCACCGTGACGCGCTGGCAGCGGCAGTGGAGCGGGTGCGGAATTTCGCAAACCTTGTCTCAATTGCCGCGACTGGAGATTTCATCGCACGAGATCAACTCGCATCGTACAAGGCAAAGAGCATGGCGGCACTTGCGGCCGACCTCGCGCTGCTGCTCTCCGCGGTCGCGGCCAAGGACGAGCGAGACTTCCGCGATGCCGACGACAGGTTGTTTAGTCGTGCCGAAATCGCAAACGTCCGCGATGGCCCGACCGCGACCGAGGCAACGTCCGCCCCTGCTGGCGAGCCGATGGCACTCGAAAATTTGCAACGAGACGCTGAGCGGTGGATCGCCGCGGTCGCTGGAGATGGCTCGGTGTCTGGCGTCGCCGCGCAGCGTGTCCGCGCCCTTGTGGCAAGCGCGTACTACGCTGGTCGCGCAGAGAGCGCGCAGGCGCCGGAGGGGTGGAAGCTCGTGCCGACCGAACCCACGGAAGTAATGATCGATGCGATGGTCGCCGCCTGGGATGAACACGCCTGGGGCGTGCGCGAGCGACGCGATATTGAGCTGACTGTGCGCGCCTTCTATGCGGCGCTACTCGCCGCTGGGCCCAAGCCTGGAGTCGAAGAATGAGCGATACGAACGTAGGTCGGGGGATGTGGTCAGGCTATGACTCTCCCGAGGAGAAGGAGAACGAACGCTTGCGCGAGCAACTGAAAGCCGCCCGCGCCGAGATCGCCCGGCTACAGGCAGAGCTAGATGCCGCCTACACGCGCCTAGCAAACGAGGAACAGGAGTGCATCACGGCTATGACAGAGCGCGACGCAGCACGGGCGCTGCTGCGGGAGGCGTGCAACATCGGGCTCGCGCTATCCGGCTACCGGCACACCGATACGCCGGACGAATATGTGCTCGCTCAGGAAGCGAAACTGCGTGCGATGGAGCGCGCCCACCTGGGCGGCGAGGAAGGATAAATGGAACAGCCCCAAAGCATCGCCGACAGGCTATTCGACGCGCACGACGCAGAGTGCGAGTTGCTGGATCTACTGGCCGATGTGCCTCACGAAAGACTCGGATGGGATTGGTACGACAGCTCGCTCGAAATCCATGGCGTGCCGCCCGACTTTCGCTTGTCCGCGGAAGTGCAGCGCGCCTGCCACGGCGCCGGGTTCGCGAAGGTCTACCTCAACCACACCGACAAGTGGGAGACCCACTACTCGTTTGGGCGCGAGTCGTTCGAGGCAAACGCCGGATGGCGAGTGAGTTACCCACACAAGCGAGGCCCCGGCGAGAAGAGCATTTGGGTGGAGAAGCACATCCCCGGCTGGCCACAAGAATGGTTCGATACTGGGCTTGTGCTGGTGAAGGCCCCGGGCGGCGAGGAAGGAGCAGGAGGATGACGGTCAAAGTCGGACAGGTGTGGAAAGAGAACGATCCTAGGGCCAACCGCCATGTGCGCGTGGTCGGCGTTCACGCAAAGGATGGCAAGGCGCAAATTGTTATGTGCAATTTCTGCGCGCCCTATACCGCTTTCCCCTACGCCCCGCTCACAAAGGCCGCGCTCAAGCGCTTCAACGGCAAGCGCGGCGGCTACTCGCTGGTGAAGGATGCGCCATGACTCCCGTCCAGCGGTGGATCGAGGCACTGGCGCGAGCGGCGAAGATTGCCGATGAGTTCGCCGGCCACTTTGGCGATGTCGAAGCAGAGCGGCATGCTGCCGCCCTCCGCGAGCTGCGCGAGGCGCTCGAGCGTGGGCACGCCGCTGTCATGTGCGAGCCGCGCCCCGGCGTAATCGAACTACGGCCGGCAGGTATCGGGCAGCGCGTGATCGTGCTGTCGCTGCCCGGCGGGGAGGAGGGGAAGTAGATGCACGACTGCTACCGTTGCGGGCAAGCCTGCTACTGCCACGGCGACATCGACGATTGCCAAGTGGAGACAGAGGAGTACGCCTACATGAATTGCGATGGGTGCGGCGCCCACGATTGCTGCGGCGAAGATGACTTCGATCCGGCAGAGGACGAATTGGCGTGAGCGACTTGTCGAAGAAGCCGCCGCCGAACTACGCGCCGCTCTATTGCGCTGCGCTGTACCCCAAACTCGCCGGGGTAGTCCGCGCGCACGGCTACGCACTCGCCGTGCACGGCAGCTTGGCTCGCGATCTCGATTTGATCTGCGTGCCGTGGGTGGAGAACCCGAGCGAGCCCGCCGAGGTTGTGAGGGCCATCACGGCGCAATTCGCGGTCACAGTTGACGACCGATACTCGCCGGTCGTGATGCTCCACGGCCGCGAGGTATGGACGCTGCACATCGGCTTCGGATCGTGCGCCGCAGATCTGTCGTTCATGCCGCGCATCGCCCGCAACACGGCGAAGAAGCGCGCGGCGAGGAGGAAGTAGATGGCAATCACCGACACGCGCCCCGCCGGCAAGCCCGGGCAAGACATGACGATCGACCTCCCCCTGTACACGAGCCCAAACCCGTGGCGCTTCGTCGTAGAGGCGGAAATCGTCCCTGTGGAACACCTGGCGATGGTCGCAACCTTTGCCGTACATCTGCTCCCGCCAATATGGACCGTCGTGGATTGTTGGCGCGTCACAAACGTCGAGACCGGGTTAGCGATGAACGGCTGCGATGCGCCATCAAGGGACGAGGCTGTTGCCAAATTGCTGGAGTGCTGCCGCGACAAGACCGCGGCCGACATCCTCAGGGCTTACAGGACGTGGGCGCCGGAGATCGTCGGCAAGCCGGGCAAGGACAGGGGGTAGGGTGCTGACGGCGCGCGAAGCAGCGAAGCGGCTCGGGATTTCCGCCAGGGCCGTCTACGAACTCGCCGCGAGCGGCAAACTCCGCAACTACCGCCCGACGTCCCGACGTGTAGTATTCGACCCCGTTGACGTGGAGGCTTATCGCGCCGGATGCCTGTCCACTACGACGCCCGCAATCGCCGCTGGCGCTTCCAGTTCAACCGCATCGTCGCTGGCCGACGGCGCCGCACTAGCAAGCTGCTTCCAGCGGCTTGGGGTCGCGCTGAAGCCGAAGCGTTCGCGCGGCAAGAGGAAGGGCGCCTCTACGCCGTTGCGACTGGTCTCGAGCCGAGCCGCTACCTGATCGATGATGCGCTGCGCGTCTGGCTCGAGGAGAAGGCACCGAAGCTCCGAGACGGGAAGAAGGCCGCGCAGTCGATTGCTCACGTCCTGCCCCATCTCTCGGGACGCACGCTCGACCAGGCGCCAGAGGCATTCACCGCCTACTCGGCTGCGGCCGAGGTTTCCGAGGTCACCGTCAAGAACCGCTTGGCGTGGGTCCGCGCCGCTCTCCGGTACGCCTACAAGCGGCACCGGATGGGCACGAGGGAGATCATCGACGCCCTGCCGGTCCCGGCCGCGGACAACGTCCGAACGGTCCACGCCTCCCAGGCCGAGCTCGAGCGGCTCTGGCGCGCGATCGACGACGACGAAGCCCGCGCCATCAACCGGCTGGCGTTCTACACCGGCCTTCGTTGGCGGGCCGAACTCCACCCGCGCAAGCCCGAGGACATCCGCCGCGCCGGCCGGGACGTCTGGCTGATGGTCGGGATGACGAAGAACGGCCTGCCACGCATGGCCTACGTGCCGCCAGAGGCCCGGGCGGACCTGAAGGCGCTCCCGTTCAGGCAGACAACCCGGGCGCTCTACGCGGCCTTTGAGCGCGCCAGGGCGCGCGCCGGACTTGGGCACCTCTGGATGCACGACTACCGCCGATCGCTCGCCTCGCTCGTCGTGAACACGGGAGGAACGCCCCACGAGCTGCAAGCAGTCCTGCACCACGAGTCAATGGGGGCGTTGAGGCGGTACGCCTTCCTCTACCCGCAGGCCGCCCAGGCGGCGGTCAGGCGCGCCCTCAAAATGCCCACACGTCAGAAGAAGAAGGTGGCGTGA